AAGGGTTGGGATGTAATGGTCGAGGATGCCTTCGCAGCGGTGCCCGACAAGATCATGCTGGCGCACGGCTCCGATGTATTCGGACACGGGAGCAACTTCGGTCCCCACGCATTCGTAAGCCGAAAGTGGGTAGAAGCACTAGGCTATTTTATCCCTCCGTATTTCTCGTCAGATTTCGGCGACGCTTGGATTTGTGAAATAGCGAACATGCTAGGTCGCCGCCGCTTCCTGAATTTCAATATAGAGCATCGGCATTTTTCGCATGGCATGATGGAGCTGGACGAGAACACCGCAGACCGACTCCAGCGGCACCGCGAGGACGATCCCGAAACGCTGTACTACAGTCCAGCGATGCAAGCAGAGCGACAGCGCGACGCCGAGAAACTGGCGAAACTCATGGACAAAAACTTAAGCACAAAGGGCTGGTGCCCGCCGCACTCGAACATACGAAGCGCGGGGATGTGCCCGCATTGCGAGAGCCTATCGACAGTGGCAGTGGGTGTGGGCAAGTTTTTCTGTAATGCGTGTGGCCGGGAATTTTCTCGATGACGTGGGACATCCTCATTCTCACGATGTCCACGCGCCAGAAGTTTATTCACGAACTCCTCAAAGTGCTTGAGCCTCAGAGAAACGATCAAGTAAACATCCTGATTCGCACCTGCGATCCGCAGTATACCCTCGGAGAAAATAGGGATATGCTCAGGCGTTCCTCGCGGGCGCAATATATCAACTTCGTCGATGACGATGACATGGTGCCAGACGATTACGTGTCCACAATTCTGCCGCTACTAGACGGTGTGGATCAGATCGGATTCCAGCTTCAATGCTATATCGACGGACGCCCGCTATCTGAAAAAACCTTTCACTCTCTGCAATTCAATGGCTGGTATCAGGATGTAAACGGCTACTACCGGGATATTTCGCATCTAAATTCCATGCGCCGCGAACTCGCGCTACTCGAACCGATGGAAGGCGGGCACGGCGAGGACAAGCGATGGTCCGACCGAATGCGCGGCAAGGTCAAGACGGAGCACTACATCCCGCGAGTCATGTACCATTATTATTTTAATACGAAGAAGAATCAGGGTGCGCCCTGTCCTAAGTGTGGAAGTGAATCAACGGTGCTGGTCGAAATTGGGACACACTGCAACGGCTGCGGCGTTCTGTTCGCGGAACATCCTATTCAGAAGTCTTGCCTTTGGGTTTAGTCCTCTAGGTCATAGCAATATAGCGGGAACTCTTTCCCATCAATGCTATGGAAATCACAAACGTATTCTGGCTCGACAGACTCATCATCCTCTGGCCTGAAAATTTCACAGGTATTGTGTCCATCAACTTTGCGCGTGAAGAAGTGAATGCAAGTCTCACAGCGAGGATCGTCTTTTTGTAGAAAGGAATACTTGGAACGCTTTTTAGCTTCCTCGTAACTCACTTCCTCGGCAGATAGCTTGAATGGCCTGTTAGCGATAAGCCGATCGTACAAGTTTTTGCTGACGGTTGCCATCTAGTGAACCTCGTTGATAGGCGCTTCCACGTCTGACGGTCGCTGACGAGCTTTGGCTTCCAGTGCCGTGATCTCTTCCTCACTCAGTTCCGGTATCGGAACAACGGGTTCTCCAAACTTCTGGCCGCAGCCGCCGCAGAACACGTCGTCTGGTTCGCCTGCCTTCCCGCAACAGCATATTTTACCGGGAATTAGCTTGTTGCCATCGAAGCGACAGAAAGTATCTCCGATGCGGGGCTTATGAGTGCATTCTGGACATACGAGAGTTCCTGTCCCAGTAGTAGGAAATAGCGGAGGTTGTTTCTTCATTAACTCTTGCACGGCAGGTCTGCACAAGCACCTACACTGAGGATCGTTGCACGCTGCGTGCTGTCCGCTAACACAAGATTCACAAAAACCGGGCATATTATTTTAATACCTTCGTCTCTTTGCGATGCCAGCGCATCATCGCGGCGTGGCGGCTCTTAGCTTTATTAGCCCGCGACTTCGCAGGACTCGATACCCGGCCACCTTTAGCGCCCCTACAACTTAAACACGGGAAGGGCCGCGAGTGAATCGCACAGATGCCGATGGTTTGCGTTCCTCTCATAGTGATGCCCAAGCTAACATAGGTGTCCTTTGATTTGCAATGATGCAAGAATGTAAGTACACTTCCCGCGATGCCCGAACTTCCGCCGTGCCCGAATCATACCGAAGGAACCTGTCCGCGCTCCGACGTGTACGTCGAGAAAGAGGGCGACACGTTTTTCACGTTTCGATGCCGTACTTGCTGTTCGTCGAACGTGTTTCCGAAAGAAAAAGAGGAATCGGCTGGCCGCTATCAAAGTTGGCTCAAGCACCAAGCCGCCCGCACCGCGCAAGTCCGTTACGAATCAAGTAGACCGGAATACTCGCTGCCGAGCGATAGGAGAAAATAAGCTATGGGAATGTCCGCTGAGGCTCGCGCTGCCGCATCCGAGCGCATGAAAGCGATGCTCGCCAAGAAACGCGAGAAGAAGTCTGCTGTCGATCCCGCCCTGCAAGAAGCGATGGCGAAGCAGCCGATACGGTCAGCGGCAAACGAAAAAGGCATTGACACCGAAGCCTATGGTGGCCTTCCCGGAGAAGTGACGGTATATCCTGCTGGCAAAATCCCTAGAAATATTCCAATGTCGAGCATCGACATCAAAGTTGATTGGGAACACATTGACATGCCATCGGCGCAGCAATTTTACGCGCACCTGAAAGCCGAGTTCGAGAAGGCAGGGAAGATCCTTAACGACCGCGAGAACAAACGCAATGCTGGATATACGTGCTTTACTTGCAAGAAATACTTCGAGGGATTGCCTCATTATGTGGATTTTAGTTACATTGATCCCATCACCGGCCTAAACATTTTAGTCACTTGTTGTAGAAATGAACTTTGCAGTCGTGAATATAATGAGATGAGAATACGTGAGCGAACGAAGGAGAATTTAAGACGTGCTGCCGAGCAGCGGGGAGAGTAGGTGAAAGCGCCAGAACAAACCTGGCTCGACCGCTCCCGCCAACTCTTCACTCGCCTACCTGTCAGACATATTTCAACGCAGCGCATGGCCCCGTTTATTTTCAATCCCAATCAGGAACTTCGCTGGCGCATGATCTGTGAGCAATGGCGCACGCAGAAGATCATCCGAATCATCGACCTCAAATCCCGCCGTGTAGGAGTCTCCGCGCAGACCGATGCGATGATGTGGGCATTCGCTCTGGCCTTCCCGCACATGAACACAAAGATCGTGGCGCACCTCGCAGGGTCGGCGGAAGAACTGTTTCGTGTGCCTTCGGACCTCGCGCGGGCATTTCCCGGCTTTCCTCTCGAAGATATTCAGCAGAAACGCTTGCTGTTCCGGCATCCTGATGGGGACAGTCAGATGACGATGGCGACGGCGGGCACACCGTCTGCTGGACGTGGCGGCACTCTGTCTGCCCTGCACCTTTCCGAAGCTGCGTTCTATCCTTCGGACGAATCGTTTACCTCGATGATCTCCTCGGTCAGCAAGGGCGAAGGCAGCATCATCGTGATCGAGTCCACGGCGAATGGCCGCGAAGGGCCGGGGGAAGCATTCGCAGAGTATTGGGAGAACGCCGTCGCCGGCAGAAACGGGTACATCCCGATTTTCCTTGGATGGCTCAATGACCCGCAGTGTCGTCGTCCTGAAGAAGAAGCCGGAGATGCCCCGAAAGACGACCTCGAAAAAGAACTGATGCTCCCGCCATTCAACGCTACGCGCGAGCAAATTGCGTGGATGCGGAGAACCAAGTCAGACGACTGCCGCGGACAGGAAGTGAAGTGGCTGCAAGATTTTCCGCACTGTCCCGAGGTTGCTTTTCAGGTGTCGGGCTTCCCTGCGTTCCCCCGTGAGGAGCTGGCCTACGCCGAATCGACGATCAAAGACCCGCTATGTCGAGGGAAGTTCGAGCGCACGCCTGTAGCACCGGGGTACAAATTCGTGCGCGATGACATGGGTCCAGTGTTCCTATGGAAGTTTCCCTACGATGAACGAAAGAAGCCTGACGGACTGCACTACTATGTGGGCGCGGACGCGGCACTCGGAACCGAGGAAGGCGACTTCGCGGCCTATGTCTGCATCTGCGGGGAAACTGGAGAGTTGGCAGCACGGTTTGCCGAGCGCATCGCACCGGAAGTTCTGGCCGACCAACTGGATATGTGCGGAAGATTCTTTAGCACCGCAATGCTGAACATTGAGCTAACCGGGAACCTCGGGCGCTGGGCGCTTATTATTTTGCGAGATAAATACCGCTACCCGAAGATTTACGCATGGAAGGGCCGGGACGATCGGAAGCGCGGTAAGAGCCGAAGTATTGCCTTGGGATTCGAGATGAACCAAGCAACACGCCGACTGATTGTGGACGCCGCGCGCCACGGGATTCGCATGGGCATCAAGCAAGAGCCGGGAGCACTGCGTATTCACGATCGTGCGCTGATGAGCCAATTGTCGCTGATGACGATCAAGGAATGGCGATGGGAAGTTCTGCGGGACCACGACGACATCGCCGTAGCGTGGATGATTGCGTGTTTGACGCGAGAGCAGTATCCTCCTGCGCGTATGAAGTTCGCACCGAAGAACACGATGGACCCGGAGAATCCCCGTGCGATGCTGGATGGTTTGCCGATCAAGGAAGAAATTTCGGGATTCCTACGGCAAGAAATGTTTCAGACCATGACGCGCTCGGGACTGCGGCGGGATTCTCTCGGTTTTATGAAAGGTTCAGGGCGTCGGAAGATAGACCGTCTCGCTGGAATCTAGTATTAAAATAATAATGGAGGCACAAAATGCCTGCGTATTCACGCGGAAACGCAAGCCTCGAATCGTACCTGGTAAAGATCATTGCCGCGCTCTGCCGTCAAGCTGGCGGTGAAATCCGCATTCGCGGTGATCTCATCGATGTGATCGACCAGCCAGTGACATTGCTTAAAGACTGGGATAGCCGATCGCAAGAATTGGTTTTGCGCACACACCTCGGATCGTTTGGCGAAGTTTTCAAAGCGATTCCAGAAGCGCAGCCGACCAAGGAAGTGATTACCGCCGACCCGATCCGCAAACAGGCTGAGCCAGAGGCGACTGTGCGGCCCTCGGGTTCGACACTGGACAACGACAAACTCGCTGACATGGAAAAGAAATTGCAAAAACGCAGGATTGCTGCCATGCTTTCCGACGAATTGAAGCGACGCCAACCGGAGGCGTAAGTGGAACCGAAAACAAAAGACATCATCATCAGTTTTAACAGCGACACGCTCGAAATGAACATCGACGCCCCGGAACTCACGCTCGACGTGGTGATCTCTTTCATTCAACGTGCGCTTCGCCAGTGCGAGAACTCCGAGAAAGTTTTAGTCGCGCAGCAGGTATCGCAGGCAGTACGCCAAGGCGTGAACGATGCCCAGCGCACGCGCAGCGTCTTGTCCAACCTGAAAATGTAGATGGCCGATGAACCCATTGACGAGCTGGCGCAAGAGCAACAGGCCGAAGCGCAGGAGGATCGCAAGCGCGCAGAGGTGGCTCGCAGCGTCTATGAAGATATTTGGGAGAAGTTCTCGGTTGACCGCAAGAAGAGTCGATCACTGGCGTATCGGAATTTACAGCGCAGATTGTCTATGAACGCAGCTACTCTCGTACCCTCGTACCTCACAGCAAAAGAACACATGAGCATGATTGCGGACATTGAAGATTGGACGAAGGCCGAGAAGGAATCGGATACGGGCGATCCGAGCGAGTTGATGGCAAAATGGCTCCGTGGAGAAAGCGAACTGTCCCGAACTCCACTTGAGGCGATTCGCAAACAATGAGCATAACTTTCGTACCCGCGCCCTTCATGGTGAACACCGAGCGCAAGAGCGAACTCGTTGATCCCAACATGAAGCGGATTGCCCGCCAGCTTGACGAGTTGCAACGGATGTCCCGCACGGAGCGCGAACAGAAACAGGGAACTAACCACGTCGAGGAAATGATTGGGTACTACAACCTCAACTATTATCCCTCGACCGCAACGCCTTCCTTCCGACCGCGGGTGATTCTCCCCGAAGCGCAATTCCTGATGTGCTGCGAAGCGACGGACCTGACCAACGACACGCCAAAAACTTACATTTCCGTGGATGGGAAATCTGATGAGCAAAGAGAGAAAGCGTTCAACGCCGCGTGGCGACTTGGGATGTTTAATAATCGAATTTTCGATGCGGTACTGTGGGCGCAGTTCGTCAATCCCTCTTGGCTGCAAATGGGTTACGCACCCGATGCCCGAAACGGTAAAGGCATGGTCTGGCTCAATGCCGTCGATCCATCGACCGTCTTTCCTGATCCCCATGCAAAAAATGACCGTGATTGGTCTTTCGTAGTCAGCGAGCGGTATTTCTACGTGGACGAAGTGCGAAGGATGTTCCCCGAGCGCGGGAAGTACGTGAAGATTGGCGGTGGCTATGACGACTACGAAGAAAACGAGGCAGAAGGATCAAGATTCGATCTCAGCATGGAACTCCCTCCAGGACCACTTAGACTTGACGCTCCGGAAGGTTTTGAACACCGCCGTAACGGTCCCCGCGTTCGTGTTCGTTATGCATGGATCAAGGATTATGCGCGAGAAACGATCAAAGAGATTGCCGGCGAAAAGACGGCCACAGGCTTCGAGTTAGTCGTTGCGCCAAAACACAAGTGGAGATTCCCGAATGGCAGGTTCATCGTCGAGTGCAACGGCATCATTCTGGCGGACGGCCCGAACTTTATTCCACGTCTGCCCGAAGATGATTTTGGAACTTTTCCGTTTATTGGGATTTGGTCTATGCCTCATCTGGATAGTCTGTATGGACCGCCTCCGATCCGATATGTCAAATCTCCGCAGGATATTGCGGAGCGCATGTACACGCAACTGATTGAAAACATGATTCGCACGAACAACGTGCAGTGCTGGATACCGAAGGATTCCGGCATCGACGTCGACGCCTACGGCGGGCTACCCGGAGAAGTGCAGGTGTACGATGGCGACAAGCCGCCTACGATGTCATCGCCGCCGCAGATTCCGCAGCACATGACGCAGATTCCCGAGTTGCTGCTGCAAAAAGTGGCACGGTATTCAGGGACCACGCCGGAGCGACAAGGACAGTCGGGCGGGGGTAACATTTCACCGGAGTTATTCGATGCGGCTGTCTTTCAGGGACAGACGTTCGTGCGCATGAAGGCGAGGATGCTGGCCGAACAGTATCAGCGCCTCGCGCGCATGGTTTTCTACACGATGGCAAGGTTCAAGCGGACAGAGGATTTGCTCAAGCCGTCCCGCGGTCAGCAGAAAGCGTGTTCGTGGCTACCGATTCCCGATGGCGCGGAGTGCGACATTGAACTCGACGATGTGAGTTTACAAGCTGTGTCTAGTTCGATGATGAAGAACCTCGTTATGGCTCTTTCCAAGACGGGTGCCCTGCCGCCGAAGTTTATCTTCGAGACGATGGGAATCCCGAACGCCGAGCAACTGGCGAAGGACGCGGAGCAGGCGCAAGCCCTTGCCGCACTCTCGAAACTGAAAAAGCCCCGATGACCGCAACCACACAAGGCCAATGGGTGCGAGTGGGAGATGCAGCGCGGTATTATCAGACCACGACGCAAACTATTAGAAACTGGTGTAAAAGCGGGACTCTGGTGCGCGTGGGATGCCGCGTAATGCGCGATCCGAACCGCCGCTGGCGCATTTTACTTCCTGAACGCATAAACTGAAAATCGCAAAATAAGCAAATGGTGTCATTGACGTGGCACGCTGCGTGTCTCAGTGTGCGTGCGTGGCGAAATACGAATTGATTCATCTTTCCGAACACACACACCCTGGGTATCAAACTCCGGTTTACCTCGTACAGTTCGCAGTTTCAGGTAAGCCTGCGCCTCCAACCTGGTCCACAAAGCAAATGCGCGTCGAGTTGGGCGAGGATGTGTGGTTTGAAAGTTTGAAGCTGGAAGCCGAAGCTGCCTTGCTCGAAAACGGGCCGAGCGCAGCTCTCACGAATTAGGGGAGAAAAGTTCATGGCGAGAAAAAAGGGACGAGGCTCCATGAATACGAAGCAGGCCGGACGCCATCCTGGAAGTAGGAAGGCTGGACGGTACTAGCTTCGTACAACTGTCCGGGAGTCTCCCCGATAAGCGGGTGCCCGGAAGTAGAAAGGAGACACCGACTATGGCACGACGCAGGGGCCGTCACTCGAAACGGAAGTAAGCGTTCTGAGGGGACGCTGAGTATTATTTTAATAATGCGGGGCGAGATGCGTGAAACATCTTGCCCTGCTTCTCTGGAGAACGGACATGAAAAATGGTCGCAACGACGAAATCGACGTAGCTCAGAACAACCGAAACATCGAGGTTGCTCTGAACTCGACACGATGCTCCCCGCAAAACGAGGACATCATCGCGGGCGATGCGGACTGGGGCGAAGTTCTTTACACCACCATGCCCGAGGATCGCGTCGGGTTTCTGCCCAGCAACAGGAGAAAACCATGAGTAAGAAAGATTTGCTATCAAATTTCGATTCACCAATCCAGACACAGCCTCCCAAGGGTTCCGCCGAAGGTTCGATTGACTACGGTGGGGTTACAGACATCACGGAAGCGAACGATCCGATGGGTGTTATGCCGAAGGACGCGAAGCCGCGCAATATCGGCCCAGCGTCTAAGGAATAACTTGAGTGGCGACACCTCCCAATCCGCTCGGGGGTGGCGGTGCCCCGCCGCAAGGTGGCGGGATGCTCGGGACCATTCTCGGCGCTTTGACGAATCGAGCCTCGACGAATCCCGGACAGGATTTTTCGGAGCAATCGGCAGCGTTACAAGGTGCCGACCCTTCAATGGTGCTCCGGCAACTGGAATCGGTGAACCAGATGCTCGGGGTGCTGTTCGTCAAGACGTTTCAGACCCTTCCGAACGTGGCAAACCAGATCAGCGCAACGATGAAGGCGCTTTCGCGCTCGATAAAGGAAGCTCAACAGGCTTCGAATGTCGGAGAGGTAGTAAAGAATAGCGATAGCAGTTCACAGCCAATTTCGTTTTCGGCGGTTCAGCAAGGGCAGCCGCCAAGCGGAGATCCAGGTCAGCCAACGACATGATTAACTGGGCCTACATAGCGGGTTTCTTTGACGGCGAAGGCAACATTCGCAAGAACAGATTTGACCGTTCTGTTGGTATCAACGCGAAGATTACCCAAGCAGGAAAGCGCGGAGAGAAAGTTCTAAACGAAATAAGAGAATTTCTTTCCCTAGAAGGAATCTATTCGATAGTGAAGCTAACGAGGCGCAAGGGAGGGACGTGGCAAGAATGTTACGAACTTCTGATAGATAGGCGAGTTGACGCTCTCAAATTCCTTTCTTCTATGTACCCGTACCTTCATGTGAAGAAGGTAGAGGCTCAAGATCATCTCAGATTCCATAAGATATTCCCTCCACTCCGCTACAACCGGATGTTGATGTCTGAGGGGCAATATACAAGATTTGCAAAAGAGCGCGAGCAGGGAATTGGAAGGTACAGGAACGGACTTCCAAGGCGTCACCGACACGCCTAAAAGGAGAATTGATTTTATGGGAAAACAAGGAAAATGGCGACCAAGTGGCACGGGAACGCCGCATGTGCCTTCCCCAGCGAGTGCTGGGCCATGCCCGAAGTGCAAGAGCACGTCCACTGTAGCGGTGAAGAACGGATATGCGTGTAATGCGTGCGGAAATGCCTGGGGAGGTGTCCGGTGAGTGTCGACGCGATCAAGAAATTCTTGGAGTCAGCGACCGAGTACCCGGACAATACGCCGATCGCGATTGGCGACCAGCAGATTCCTCTTGGCTCACTCCGTCAGTTAAATGCCGCAGAGCGTAGCACCTTATCGGAGCGCATCAAGGGCGTCGAAGCCAAGGAAACCGAACTCAACACCCGGCAGCAGAACATCGTGGACTTGGCGCAGAAAGCGCAGCAGGCGTATGCAGCCGCCGAAGAAGCCCGCAAAACAGCGACGACACGCCAACCCGAACCCGGCGCCGACCCGTTCGCCGATCCGTGGCTTGCTCCGGTAAAAACACAGTTCGATGCCCGCGACAAGAAAATCGACGATCTGACGAACCAACTCAAGACCGTGCTGGGCACCGTAACCCAGGCCGCAACCGTGTGGGCACAAGACCGCTGGGACCGCGAATACGATGGCCTAAACTTCGGCAAGCGCGATAAGAAGCCGACCCGCGATGAAATCCTGAAATTTGCTCAGGAAAACAAGCTGGTGGACCGTCACGGGATGCCGTCGATCCGCGAGGCATGGAACAAGATGTCGGAAGCCGACCGCATGGAAGAGGCACGCAAGGAAGCCATCGAAAAGGGCCGCGAAGAAGGCCGCATGGAAGCGATGGCCGCGCGCGTCACGCCTCCAGGAGTGTCGGGGATCGGGCAAGGGCCGGCAGCGCAACCGCGCAAGGTCGGGCCTGAGACGGACGTGCTGGGCGATTTGTACGGCGACGCGATTAAAGACCCTGAATTGCGAGCAATGATCGAGCAAATGGGTCCGGGCTTGATGTAAACTTGTTGGGCATCCGAGGAGGATGCTCACAATGTCACTGATAGATAAAGAAGCGAACTCGAAATACCACAAGGCTTACTACCTTAAGAATCGTGAAGTGGTTCGCGCGAAGGCAAAGAAATACTTTCAAGAGAACAAGGAAATTTGTAGGGCGCGAGTTAAAAAGTACGAAGCCAAACTTGGAAAGGTAGTCGTCTTGGCTTATCGACGGAAGCACACCAAAATTCATAACGACAAACTTCGAGCGCAGGCGTTTGCTGCGTATGGAAATAGGTGTGAGTGTTGCGGAGAAGATACACCAGAGTTTTTGACCATTGACCATATTCACGGAGACGGTAGTGCTCACCGCCGAACAATTGGAAGAGGCGGCTCTAGTATGCACCGATGGCTCAAAAAGAATGGGTATCCGAAAGATCGCTTCCAACTCTTGTGTTTCAATTGCAATTGTGCGAAGGGCACGAACAAGGAATGCCCGCATCAGAGGGTAGATGTCAAAAGAATTTTACGTGGCATCGCCTGCTAATTTTGAGGAGATAAGAAAATGGCAATGACAGTCGGACTTGGAGTTAATCAGCCATCAGCATTACTTGTTAATACACTTAACTCCATTGCACAAAAAATGATATTTCCAAAAGTGGCTGATCTGGTTTTCCAGCCTTCTCCGACGTTTTCTTATTTGAATCAGTATGCAAAACGCTATAACGCGGGGTCCGAAATCGTCTACCCCTTGCTGACTACCAAGATCACCACGCGCGGTTCCTACTGGGGCGACCAGCTATTGCCGACTTCGGCGATTGACGCCATCCAGCCCGCTGACCAGGTGTGGCGCGGCTACTTCCAAGCCGTGACGCTGCCCGTGATGGACATTGTGATTGGCCGCGGCGGGCCGGTGGGCCTCGATCTGGTAAAGACCTACATGCAGGCGGCGGCAGGCTCGATGCTGGACATGCTGGCCGAAGCGGTCGCGGGGAACTCGCCCTTCAATTCGGCGACCGACCTTGACTCGATCAGCGCATGGGTGCTGTCCACCACGAACACGATTGCGGGCATCAACCGCTCGACGAACACGTTCTGGCAACCGCAAGCGAACCAGTCGATTGCTAGCTCGCTGACCCCGGCGAAACTGCTGACTGCATATTTCCTGGCGACTTATGGGTACGATGAACCCAACCTGCTGATATTAAATAATACGGACTTCGCCAAGTTCGAAGCGCAGTTTACGCAGAACTCCAGTTCGGCGGCTTCGACAACCATCATCCGGGCGACAGACAATTACGCGGACACGGCGCCGATTCAGACCTCGTTCCGGTATCACATGCGATTCAAGAACGCCGTGGTACTTGCCGACCAGCATTTCCCGGCAGGGACGGGGTATCTGCTGAATACAAAGTACATATGGATGATTTATAACACGGGTTCCTACTTCCGCATGACTCCGTGGATCATGCCTTCGAACCAGGATGTCATCACGGCGAGGATTCACCTGATTTGCCAACTCGGATGTAATCGCCCGATCGCAAACGTAGCCCTCACGAATTTGAGCTAACGAGATTCAGTAGCAGGACAAGGAGAGTTTCATGGCAATCAATGTCAGTTTAGAGCGCACATTCCCCGGATTTGGTGTCTCCTCACTGCAATCCATCCAACGCGCCACCGGGATTGCCGTCAGTTCGGGGACGACCTACTACGTTCCCGGCACATCTTCGAACAGCGTGGCCGGGCTGCTGGTGCCCACCGTCACGGTAGGCCGAGTGCGCGTGAAGGTCTACAACGGCAGCGGCACATCTCCGACGCTGACGAAGGTGCAGATCATGGGCTACGACGGCACGAACAGCGTCGTGATTGCCGACTGGAACTTTGGCACGGCGGTTACGCTGTCCTCGACGAGTTGGGCTGACTTGATTGCCGACTTCATCTGCGATACGGCGCCATCGACCACCAGCGGCGGGGCAGTCGGGTATTTGATTGGCAGCGCCAGCGCGGTCACTGGAAACGGCGGGATGCAGTGCATCAAGGTCATTCCAACGCTGGGCGGCACAGGGCCAGCCTGCACGATGGACGTTGAGATCTTCGGCCTCATCTGAGGCGGGAAACAATTCTCCACTGGTCGGCAGCGAGCCGGGCTTGGCAGTTAATGCCGGGTTCGGCTCGTACCAGTTTAGGACATGAAAATGAGGCAATCATTTCCGGTTGATGATCTTGTCCGCTTGGGAAGGAAGAGAAGTTTTGTCCCTATGTGGCTTTGGATGAATGTCATTTTCAGATTTGGATTATATGAGATTTGGCCTATAAGTAGCATCACTTACGAGAGTTTTAGGGGTAGAAATGTCCGATAACGATTTCTACAAGAAGGCAGACGATTCGACTCCCTTTCGGAATATCTCTACCCCTATGGACCCGGACCCAAAGCGAACCTTAGGAATAACGGACGACCGGGATGCGGAGCGGGCGCGGCAGGTGGCGCGCGCGGCTGGCGCGTACCGCAAGACATCGAGAAAGAGCGCGAGGCGCTAGATGACCGTACTACGAACCAACGGGGTCAACAATCCGAACCAGACAGTGCTGGACCTGGATGCTGGTTCGAACGTGACACTGAGTGGAAGTGCGGGAGGCAAGGTTACCATCTCTGCCGATGTAACGGTTACAAGCGTATTCGGGCGCACAGGCGCGATCGTGGCAACTTCGGGTGATTATAGTTTCAGCCTAATTAGCGGGATGCTATCCGAATCTCAGTTACCTGCGGTGATTGACGATGAGATTATCTTCCTGCGAGTCAGAGTACAAGCACTCGAATTGGCGCTCGCGGACCTGGGAATAAACGTGGAAGAGTATGAAGCTGAGGACATAGGAGAACACGTAAATGGCTCTTAACATACAAGGACAGGTAGGATTACAGCTTCCCAAGCTGGCGACTGGTGTCAATGCTCAATTTTCACAGGGGAACCTCGGGGAATCGCTCGTTTCGGAAGTGATGGCACGTTACTACCAGCTTGCCTACAACGGCCTTGTATTCTCCGCTTCGCACTCGGCGGCGCAGGCGCTTTCAGTCAACTCGACCACGTTCACCGGCCTTGCGGTTTCCAATCCAGCCAACTCAGGGAAAAATCTAGTGATCTTAGATGTCTCAATTGCGATTGCCGCTGCCGTAGCTGCCGTCACAACTCCCCGGCTCGGCTATGCCGCGATCGTGGCACTCACGGCAGGCAATTCGGTAGGCCCAACAGCGGCGATTGTCGGAAACGCTGGCGGGGTAGCCAAAGTCGGGGCGAGCGGAACTCTCGGTGCGGCTCCGGTCAGCATACGCCCGATCATGGGCGTCGATTGGGTCACTGGCGGAACACCAGTAGCGATGATTTACACGAAAGACGACGTTGGCGGGGCAATCATCATCCCGCCTGGGCAGATGTTAACGCTCGACTCCCTTGTCGGAGCGTGTAGCGTACTTGCTGGGTTTACTTGGGCAGAGATAGCCGTCTAACATGGCAACCACTCCCATTGCGCTGTTTAGCGGGTCGCTGGTCGGCGACGTACTGATTCAGGCACGCGAAACCGTACCTGACATGCCCAGTTCGCTGCCTGCGCCTGTGGCGGCACCGACTGTCGTTGCTCCCGGTACGGGCACGCTCGCGGCAGGCACCTATTTCGTCGAAGTGACACAGCTTAACCAGTGGGGCGAGACGCTGCCATCGACGGAATCTATACAACTTACAGTTGCGCCGACCAATGGCATTCAGATCACTTCGGCCTTGCAGGTCAGTGCTATTAAAATAAGAGCGTATCTGACACAGGCGAACGGCGTTTCCGGCAGCGAAGCGCAGTACGTGGAATCGGCGACATCGCCGTTCACGATTCTCGCGCCACCCACGCTCGCGGGATCCCCACCAACGCGCCCGACCGCATGGCTCCCCGATTCTGATGGCGGTTTCATATCCGCAGGAGCGATTTATCGCTGGCTCAACGCTGGCATGGAACTCATCGCCCGGAACACAGGTGGGTTTCAGGACTATTCGGCGATCGGCAGCGTCATAAACCAGCCGCTCTATCAGATACCGGGAACGTGGAACGCGATTACGGCCATTTGGTACGACGGTTATTGGATGGAAGGTGGCGATCCGGGATACTTCTGGCGCCGGAACTCAATTACCAGTCAAGTGTTGTCAAAAGCACACATTTCCGTGAACTCAGGACGCGCAATTCTGGAAGTGTACCCTCAGCCAGCGCGAACTTCGATCAGCACAACGCTGGTAGGGTCACTAAGCGCCACAGCGACCACGCTGACGCTCGCAAACGCCGCTTTCACACTGCCATTCGGGTTCGTGTCCATCGGCTCGGAAATCATGGCTTACGCCACTATCAGCGGAAGCACGCTGACGGGCCTGATCCGCGGGCTTGGCGGGACATCGGCCATCGCGCACACGGACGGAGAAACCGCCATCGAGTGCAATATCGCTTGGATGGGGAAACGGCAGTCCTCGCAGACGTTTTCACCGGGGCAATCGCTTTCGGTGTTGCCGATCAGTTCGGGATGGGACCAGCTTCTTGTCCAGTACATCGCAGGGCGCGCGAAGATTGTCGAGCACGATATGCAGTCGATGAGCGCGTTCCAGCAGGACATGGAGAAGCAGATCAAGGCATGGTCGAACGTGAACAAAGGGGTTATGCGAAGGCGTCAAGTGGGAGGACCGGGCGGTAGTCCACTTGTCTATTACGGAGATATCGCTGGCGGGATCATAGTGCCATGACGTACCAGCCGATCAGCCAAGGGCCTTTTCTGAAAGGCCTAGTCGCCTCGAATCAGCCGCTCTCGCAGCCGAAGGGATCGTTTCCGCGCGGGTCGAATCTTGTGCTCATGGAGCGCGGTGCGCTGACGCCGTGCGATGGCTCGGGGATCATCAACTGGTTTGGCGGTGCGGTACAAACTACGGAACGCCGCTTTATGTCCTTGTTTTTATATGAGCCTACTGGAGTGAATCCCTACTACCTTGTGGTTGCAGGCTCTAAAACGAATGGCCTTGGTTCACCATTTGCTGTTTCGGCAACTCCATCGACGGGCGGCAGTCTCGTTTCAGGAACACAGTATTTTTACAAGATTACAGCGATTGATGGCGTGGGCGGGGAAACGATGCCATCAAATGAAATTACTGGAACGCCATCGGGAGGGAATCTTTCCAACACGCTCGTCTGGAACACTGTGCCCAATGCGTTTGGCTACAACGTCTATCGCTCGACAACCACAGGGACCGAAGTTCTTTTGATCGCAACCGGACTGCCAGTAATTCAGCCGAATCCTTTTACCGGAACAGTCACTTTCATAGATAACGGCAGTGCAACCCTGTTCCCAGGTGGCGGCTATCCGATCACAGACATCACGACACCGGCAGATTTCGACAATTTTGCATACGTTACGCTGGCGTCTCCGGCGAGTCTTTATTTGGGGCAAATTCTGAATGTTGCCGGAAATTCTATCTCCGCATGGAATGTGCCTGTGACGGTGAGCGTTATTTTTTCTCCCACAAGTTACAGGATTGATTCTCCCGCGTTTGGACCGTATGCAATGGGAACGGTGGGAACCGGAGGCTCATTAACCAGCGGTGCATTGCCACCTGGCGCCGATACCACACAGCAGACTGTGCTGTTCAAGATGCCGCTCGGTTCAATTCCAGTAAGCTACTCCAATGCGAACATCGTGGCGAATTTTCCAGCATCGCTGTCTATGCTCGGGCAAGTGCCTACAGGTGGCAGCGGTGGCACCGGCACGACTGGACCGGGAATCAGTGGACAGGGAAATTCGACACCAGCAGGAGGCGTTCAAGGTCTGGTCGGCCCACTGCCGCAGATGAAGCAGTTCACCAATCGAGTGATCATCGCGCTCGGGAATGGGTTCGCTCCGCAGATGTATTCCGATGCGTCTGGAAGTCCGGTCAATCCGGCTTTCGCGGGAGCGATTGCCTCGGTAGCAGTTTCCGGGGATCAAGTCACTGTGACGGTCGCTGGCAGCGTAACGATCACGACTGCGAATCTTCCCGTAGGTTCAAATGTGATTCTTTCGGGGATGACCGATTCGACCTACAACGGCGTATTCCCCGTGGTTGCGGTAACTCCCGGAGCAGGGGGAAGTTTCGTGATTCGTAATGTCAACGCGAGCGGCGGGGCTTCTACGGGCACATTCACAGTGTCCACGACGCCGATTATCAGCACGTTCACGCCAGCCTACCCGGTCTGGACAGCATCGACGGCCTACTCGGTTGGCGACATCATCGTGCCGCTCACGCAGCCAACTCCGAATGTCTACCTCACAGCCACGCAGCAGGGCGTATCTGGAACAGTCGAGCCGACATGGGATTCGACGATTGGCGACCAGTTTTCCGATGGCACCGTCATCTGGACCGTGACTGCGCTTCTCAACTCCGCGGCTCCCCCACCCCCCGGCGCAGGGCACATCGAGGTGTATGCGGGTTCCCTGTGGGTGCTCAATACCTCTCCCACCAACACAGCGAACGGCCTTGATGGACCCTGCGCCCTCCGCATGTCGAACACGAATAACCCGAATGCTTGGAATCCCGTCAATCAGGCATTTCTCGACAAAGACGATGGCGCAGAAGGCATGGGACTGGGCAAGTTCACCATCACCGCGCAGGGCATTCCCCCCGAAGGCTCGCTCATTGCCTTCAAGTACCGTGTGCCCTACCAGATCATCGGAGTATTCGGAGCCAACAATTTCGCTATCCAGCCGGTTTCATCGGACATGGGATGCCTCGCGCCGCGCTCAATCACGTTCGTACCCGGCTACGGACTGATGCGCTATTCACATTTAGGAATCGCCGTGTTCAACGGCTTCCGCGACGAGGTGATTAGTGAGCAGATTCGACCTTATCTATTCCCGGTTAATGATTTTGACGCACGCGATATTGTGGTTGCTGATGCGAATTATCTGCCTCTAAGCTGGGCCGCGCAGACGGCGAATCCACCGATGTACGCCTTCGCCATGCCGATCGGAAACAGCAACGGACAATTGACGCGCATGATGGCCTACGATTTGGTGCTCAAGGCGTGGGCCGCGCCCGTGGACCTGCCATTTGCGATTGGCTGCATGGCCCAGGTTCAGCCGGTTACTTCGAATCCGTTGACTATTCTCGGCGGGTTCAGCGATGGATGCCTGCAACGCTGGCAGGCGGGCGATATTCAGTGGTACACGGGTGACATCATAGCGAATCAGGAAGTGGCATGGTCGCTGCGGACGGTGACGGTAGCCTCGCAGAACTCTAGTCAGCGATTGTGGGCACGCAAGATGATTGTCCGCGGCACGGGATCGAACTCGGATACCGACCCGTACAGCGTCATCAACGTGCAGATACGGCAGAGCGGCGTCGTGAAAAGCTCAGTAAACTACAAAATATCGAATCAGGGCGATTTCGACCTGTTCGCAGACATTGGCCTGACGGGATTGCGATTCGATGCGATTATCAGCGGGGATGACCACCTTGAGTTGGATGGGATCGACTGGGCGGTAGAGCCGCGTCCGTTTGGCGTTCCGGTTTCAGCGGTTTAGGAGATATTAAAATAATAATGGTCAGCGTGCGCACACTCCGTGAAGAAGAACCGATGCCTCAGCACCTTGGGACAGGCTTCGAATCCATGCCTGTGATGAAGTCGTTTTGCTGGGTGGCCGAGCAGGACGAGCGCATTATCGGGATGTTGATGGCCGCGCCGTGTCACGGATTGATCTTTCTGGTGCGCCTGCGGGTGGCCGAGGGTGCCCCGGTGACGACCACGGCGCTGCTGTTCCGGCACTGCATGAGGGATGCGAAGGCGATGGGCTTCATAGGCTATTTTTCGTACATTGACCCGAAACGAGATGCGGAAGCGGCCATGATCCCAATTTGCACGCGCGCGGGCGGGTTTCAGATTAACGATATGCAGGTTCCACTGGTAGGTTCGACCGAACTTGCGGGGAGATTCTGATGCCGTGGCTACCAGCATTGGCGGCGATTGCAGGACTCGCGGGAACGGGCGTGTCAATCGGGGAAAGCATCGCCAACTCTGGCGGCGGTGCGCCATCCCCAAAGACCCCGACAGCACCAACACCTACGCCACCCGATGCGAATGCACTTTTGCAGAGACGGCAATTAATTGGATCAGCCGACTCCAATACGCAGGCACAAACTAGCGGAACAGCGGGAGACTTTTATCGTCTGATTACGGATCAACTTAATTCTGGCACGCTTGGTCAGGCAGGATCGCAGGGGGCCGCAAACCAAACGGTATTTACGCCAGCGAATAGTCAACCGACTAATGCCGCGGTAGCGGGCCAAGTTCCTAATCTTTCGGATTTTCTGAACAGCTTTTCAGGGTGAATGAATGAGCGAACTGATTGGAAACATCGGATCATTTTTCAGTGGTCCCACTGGCAAGGGCATTAGCACGCTCGCCGAACTCGGGGCAACTGGCGCGGGATTGGCAGGCAATCTCTCTGCCGATCGGCAACGCTCCGAAGCGGCAGCCCTGGCGCAGAAGAACGCCAATTTGACCCCGCAGCAGCTTGCACAGATGGTTTCAGGTGCCCAGCAGCCGTTAAACGCGGCTTTGGTACAGGCTGTAACTGGCAACGTAAACGCAAACCTCGCCGAACAAGGGCTTTCGCAGGCACCGGGCTTGATCGCCACTGCGGAATCGCAGGCACTTGCACCCTTCCAGCAAAATAATCAGCAAGCGGCACTTCAACTGGTGCTACAGAAGCTCGGTCTGCCGGCAGAGTTTGCGCGCACGATACCGCCAAACTCCAATCTTGCGCCGTTGCTCGCCATGCTGTTCAAAGGCGGGAGTCCATCAGCTACTCCATCGTGGACAGACAGGCCACCGATCGGGCCGCAACCGTCCGATTATCAGATACCTGACAACACTGGCGTTTTTGGTGATCCCAGTAATTTATTTGGCACAGGAGGTGGGTCATCGGCTGGCTAGGTCGTGGCATAGGAGACTTTGGGTCACAAGTAGGGCAAGGCCGAGACATCGCACAGGACTATCGCGCGCGCCAACAGTCAATGGCGATGGAGCAGGCGCGGCAGAAGCTCGCCGATTTGATGGGTCCGCTCCAGCTTCAGGAACTTCAGCAACGCATCAAGACGATGCAGCAACCGCAAGCGGCGGGCATCGAAAAACTACCTGGCGGTGGAATCGGCGGGGTGACGTTCAAGGATGGCGTGTACAGCATCCAGAACCTTGCTCCGGGCGCGCCACCCGAGCCGAAATTTTCTTCCTTGCAGCAGGCGGCAGCGTACTACCTGCAAAAAGGGGATTTGGAAAAGCTGAAGGCTGTGAATGACGAGATTGAAAAGACGAGGACTCAGAAACTCGCGCAGTCTGGTTACACGGAAATGCGGCCCGACACGCAGGGAAATATGTGGGGCGTGAACAAGGCAACCGGGACATTCGAGAAAATTCCGAGTTTCTCAAAGTTTCCAATTCCACATGAGGGCGGTGCGGGTGGCACTGACAACGTGGATGCCTACGCTTATGACGTAGCGGGCGGGAAAGCCGCTATGCCCACGGGGAAATTTGGGGCGCAAGTTGCCACGAGGATGAAACAGCTTGGTATCCAGCCGCCATTGAGGAAAGACCCGACCGCTAAGATTCAACAAGACATAACTTCCCTTGAACCTCTCTACAACTCCGTGAGCACGATACCGACGCATCTCGATAGCAACGGAATTGCGAGTAAGAGGCTTGCGGACGCTGCTGACAAGGTATTTGGCGGGACAGCTTACAGGCAAGCACTTGCTGACAGGATGAAACATTGGTATCGAGGGGTTTCGTATAGTCAGGACGACGCACAGGCCATCGTGGATCAAATCAAGATGACACTGGATGACAAAAAGTCACAACTCTTGCAAATGCAAATGGCTACTCCTGATGGATTCACTGAGGAACTCAAGTAATGGCTGAAGATCAATTCGCGGAATACGAAAAGGTCCGACGCAACCCTCAAACCGGACAGATGATTGGGCTGAAGAATGGTCGGTGGATGCCGATTCCTTCTCAGCCGCTCGCACAGCCTCAGTCGATTAGTCCCATGTCTCCAGGAACTATGCAGCAGCGACCGGGTGGGCCTTTGGTGCAGGCTCCCTCGGCAGCACAGGGAGCAATTCGCGCTGGTATCGAATCACTCGGCGTAAATCCTGCCGATGTTGAGTCAGCACCGTCAACTTTGGATGCAGAGAAAACAGCATTCTCCCAATTTGGCAGTGGAGTCGGTCGGAATGTGTTGGAACATCTCAAGACTTGGGGACCACTGGCACCCGCTAGTTTGCTCGGGCAGGGAATAGAAAGTTCGGCCCGCGGCATTGAACGCGGAGTTCCAGAAGCGGTACGTGGAGCCAAGACTCGTGATCCATACACGACAGCGCACGGCGCAATGACCGCACTTTCGTCCGCGTTGCAGGCATTTGGCATGAAAGAGGGAGCGGAAGCGGCAACCTCGGCAAATCCTTTGGAAACTGCAAAATCGGTTGGCAGGGGGATAGCGACGGCGGGCAAGGAAATAGAAGGCCGCGGCCCATCAATGGATCGGCTGGATGCCGCACAAGACCTAAACGCCCTGGAAGTTAAGAACAAGTATCTCATTCCCGCTAAACAGGCTGCGCACAATGACGCGCAGGCAACGATTCAGACAGCGGTTAAACAAATGCAAGAACGCTATCCCGCTGGCGTTGTCTCAAAGGCTGACTTGGCTAAGGATTTAGGTGGAATTTGGAATGACATTGTAAAGACAGACGAAGCGAAGCCAGGGGTTCTGGACGAACTCACGAATAAGCCACCCGAGAAAATTGCAAGTTTGAATCTGAATAAACAATCGGCATCGCTGCACGCGGCAGAACTGAGAAAGGCTGGTTTCAGCAAGCCGGATATTGAAAACTCCCTAATAAATGATCTTGGATATACAAAGGCACAGGCTCAGGCCATTCTATCGTCATCGACAGAAACGCAAATGTGGGATGTCGATGAATTGCAGCAAAAGCGCAGTGCTTTGGGACGCTACGCTTTTGGGAAAAAGGGTGCTTCTCTAACCGGCGCGGCTCGAACGGCAGCGGTAAAGGGTTACGCGCGGATAACGGAAGTTCTCAACGATGCTGCGAGCAACGCATCAGCTAGATCCGCATGGGAAGCTGGCAATTCAAAATGGCGCGCCTATTTAGAAAGATGGGAAGGTAGTTTTCGTGAAGGTAAATTCCATGACTCCCCGCTAGCCGAAGCCATTGAAGGCGATACGGCACAACAGATTATGCACCCGCTCGTTTCTGACTCCGCGCAACAAGCCAGGGATTTTCTCGGCAGGTACAGATCACTCGGAGTGGACATGGATACTATTTCTAAACTCGTAGGTAGACACAAGTACTTGGAACAAATCCGAAAGATGAGTTCTCCCACGAAGTATGAATACGCAATGGCGGCTGGTGGTCTACTTGGTCCAGTGGTCGGGCAGTCGGGTTTAGGCGCTGGTCTTTCGGCTTATGGTCTGTACCGTATTCTTGGTCCCGCATTGAGACGGTATTTAGCTACGCGCGGGGTGGACATTGAAAATGTGCGCGGACTGTCAAATATCACGCCAGGGGTACCAGGAGCAAAATAGTGCCAACCGAAAGATTCAAGGACAAAGAAGCGTACCGAAAATACAACGCTTATACGCATATTCATAACATCCCCACGCACGCCGAGTCGGTGGTAGTCGGTGGCAAGCGCCACAAAGTGCGCCATTCGAAGCGCAGTTCACGGAGGAAATGACAATGTTCGCAAAAAAGATAGCAGGCTCGCAGATGGAGTCCGAAGCCGATGCCAAGAAAGAGTTCAAGCCCTTCGAACGTGGCAAGGGCCGTAAGAGCAAGAAACATGGTCGGCGCATGTCGAAGAGGGCGTAATGGTCAAACGTCTCATTATTATTTTAATACTGATGGCGTGTCCTGCTTTTTTGCACGCGCAGCAGCTTACCGTGAGTGCCACAGTTATCGGCTCGAACGGCCCGTGGGCTAACGGGACCGCTCATGCTTCGCTGGTGTGTCCTGGCAATGAACAGGCTTATAGCGGTCCAACTCCAATTGCGCGCGACACGCCAACGGTCGGACTAGATAGCAATGGTCACTTCAGCCAGGTGCTTTTCGACACCTCGCAATTGAAGGATGTAAACGGCAATGCGCTGACCACTTGCCATTATGTGTTCCGTATAACTGAGAGATGCGGGATCTCCAATTTCAGCACAGGCCCACTCACGGGGATCACGGGCGCAGGGCCAGTAGACCTCACCTCGCAGATCAATGCGTTTACAGTGCCGCTTTCAGTGGGATGTGTAGTGGGTGGCGGGGGGTCAATTACAGGGAGTGGCGCTGCCGGGGAAGTTACGTTCTGGACTGGCGCGACATCTATAGGTGGTGACGCTCAATTTACTTGGGACAATGTAAATAAAAAAGCAACTATAGGTCCGACACTTTCAGGTTTACCAACTGACCTTGTACCTATCCTATCTGAGACAATAGGCTTATTCGTAGGTAGTAATACTCCCTTCCCTGGCACTGCTGGTAATCCCGGAATAGCAGCGTCCTTTATAAATAAAGGAGCTACAGACGCAACAGCACTGGCGGTACAGATCGCTGGGGCTGTTTCCGGCAACGCAACTTCCGGCGTTGGAGCCGAGACTGACTGCTATGCGAGTCCCGGTTTAGGGAACACTGTAGCCTCATGTGTAGGACAAAACGGGGGAGTAGCGATTGCCGCGCAGGGAACACTAACAGACGCGATAGGCATGAACTACGAGATAGATACAGAAGCAGCAGGGACGATCACCAACGCTACAAACTTTAACGTACCAACAAATCATGCGGCAGCAGGAGGTTCGTTCGGCACTATATATGGAGTACGTCATCGTGCGCAAACAGCAGGTGGTACGGCGAACTATGTAGATTATTTTGATGACGAAGGCTCTGGCGCTAATAACTACGGCATCTTCCAGGCCGGATCGAGCACGAAGAATACGTTTGCTACGGCTACGGTGAACGATCTGACAGCCAGCAACCTTGTCTGCACCGACTCTAACAAACATCTGGTCAGCACTGCGGGATGTCCATCGCAATACGCAAAACTGCGTTGCGACACGGGACTTGGCGATGGTCTTAATGCCGTAGCTGCGGGCACGTATCTGCAAACCAACTGCTACAACGATTCGGGAGTGACATGGACGATCACGCGCATCGGGTGCTTCACCGACAATGCGGGATCATCGACGCTGAATGCGACAAATGGCGCGGCGACGGGGCTTTTGACCGGCGCGGTGACGTGTACGGCGGCGGCGGGCGGTGCGGCAGGCACGCAGAGCGCGACAACGACGATCGCCAGCGGCGACGTAATCAAATTTACGTGGGTAGCGGACGGCACCAGCAAGCAGACTTCGTGGTTTGTATCTCTATCCCAGTGAGACGCCTACTAATCCTCGGGATGTTGTTGTGCTGTGCCTCTGTTGCGCAGGCGGCTGGTGTCACCGTTAGCCAGATCGTGACCAGCACGCAAACGACTAACAATGTGTCTGTGACGCTTACACCTAATGCGTTAGGCGACACCTTGCTAGCCTTTTACTGTACTGGGTCTGGGTTCAGTGGAAACACCACTGATAACGTCAACGCCGGGAATTACGTGGTCGTAGCTAATTCCGTAAACTCGGGTGGCGCCATTCCTAACAACTGCCGTTGGACGTATCATCTGAATGTAGCAGCCTCCGCGACGACGATTACGGTAGCCACCAGTGGCACCGACACCTCAATTGTGGTTTACGATCTCGCTGGCGTATCTAGTATTTCTCCAATTGCAGATCACCAGGAAGCCCAAGGCACGACAACCTCTGGAACTACCCCAAGCCTTACGGTGTCCACAGCGGGCACGGCCATATTTTCCGGGTTTGGCGACTTCAACGCTCCCTCGATCAACGCCTACATCGCTACCGCAGGCAGCGGATGGACCTCGGTGACGGGCAACAATGTGGCGGCGCCGTGCACTGGCTGTCAGAACGTCCACTTCTACCCCTTGGGCACCGAGGATCAACTTCCGGCTGGAACCGGAACATTTACGGTTGCAGCCACGCTATCGGCTGCTGGGCACTGGGCAGGAGCATCGGTCGCCATCGCGCCGGCAGCACCACCGTCAGGCGTTCCGCGGCATCATCAAGGAATCTGGTAAAAAGGAGGGCAATGAAGCGATTAATTATTATTTTAATACTGTTGGCGCTGGCACTGGCGGCACCGGCGCAGCAAAAGGCAAACCTGACCGCCTCGGGAACCACTTGTGCATCGGGGGTTTCCGCAGCCTGCCTATCCGTGTCTGTTGATCCAACGCAGGGCGGGGCCACATTCACTCTAACTGGAACATTTTCCGCCACGGTGCAATTTGAAGCATCTGGAGATGGAGGAACGACTTGGGTAGCCTTAAACGTGACCCCGAGTAACAGTACTACGGCGGTTACGTCGGCCACGGGAACGGGCACTTGGCAGGCGAATGTCGCTGGCTATACGAATGTGCGTGAGCGAGTATCGACTTTTTCAAGTGGGCCGGTAGTAGCCAGTATTATTGAATCCACCGCCTCTGCCAGAGCCGGGGGCGGTGGTGGTGGAGCAGGGGGGGGCGGTGGAGGTGGCGTTAGCACTTACACATTTTTCCCATCCACCGCAGCGTGCTCATTTACCAACTATAGCCCTACAGGAACCACGTACTGCGCGATGAACGGATTGACTGGCCTAGCTGACTTTTCCGGTACTGATGCCGCAGTCGTTGTGAATAGCGCGATGACTGCCGTTACAGCAACAGGTGGTACGTTCTATTTCCGAAACGGAATCTATAACGGGAACTCCTGCACACTCGAAGTAACCAGTCCTTATACAAATTATTGTTTTGTTTGGGGTATCCCGGCAGTCGCCGGCGCGGCAACTTATCCGCAATTCAATTTCGTCGGAGAATCAGCGAATTTCGGCATGGAGCACGGGACTCTTGGTCTTCCACTGGAAACCGATGTTGGCGTCATTTTCAATATCACGGCAGCGGCCCGGACAGCGGCAGGAGCAAATATCCTAGTGGGCTGGTGGAAAAGGCCCAACTTCTTTTCGCTCGCGCCGGGAGAGTGGAACGGCCCTGTGTCGATGGAAAACATCGGTGTCCGATTCCCCGACAATCAGCGCGGAAATGAATACGCCATCGACATGCTGGAGGCTACGCAATTCAGTACCATCGGCGTGGACACGAATTATCTAAGCCAACCTACAACCCTTGCGGCAGCGGGAGAAAAGGGCATCGTCAGTCCTTCCACTTACGATGACGGAATGTACGCCCGGAATATCTACATGCGCGGCTCGGAAACCTGCCTTGAAATTAACGGCGAGCACACGGCGGTCTATACGCCCTACCTGTTCGAGTGCACTACTGGGCTTGCGATGTTCAAGACCTACAACCGCGAAGGCATAAATTCTTCCTACCCGATAACTGTCTTTCATGCGCTGTTCTATAACGATGTGAATCAGGTGGACATTGGCACAAAAGTATTTCAGGGAATGCTAATCAACTTTCCAGAAGCCAATGTTGAAAAGGCCGTCAGTGGACCGTGGGTCTATCAGACCGGAGCGACCGAGGAAACGCCTGGGATTACAGGTGGAACGGTTTCCTGGGTGTACTCAGATCACGGCATCGTGAACGGCAACGTGTTCTTCACCAGCGGCGGGCAGAATTACAAAGTTGAGCAACCCTCCTGGAACAAGACAACCGGGAATAAGTACACGTCATCAACGGCGTTCGGTGATTTCTCGACTGCCAAGACGACGCTTTCCAGCTACACCGTTCCGGCAAAAACGCTGCTTTACAATTCGTTTCAACCGTTGGCCTTGCAAACCGTGGCGCAAAGTCCCGGAGGCGGCGATTATCTCCTGGTCAGAGCATGGGGCGCTACCCGTGCGAACGGGAACTCCAAGACGCTCACGATCGACTGGGGCGGGACTACGGTTTCCACGGTCACATCGACTGTGAGCGGCGGCACTCTCAGCGTAGAGGCCAAGATTCTGACCGATGGCATCACCAGTAATTCACAGAAGGCGATTGGAACCGGGATGGACGGAGTAGCGGCGCCAGCACTCCAGAACGCGACAACGACGATTGACACATCGGTTGATGAAGTGATCGCGGCAACGGCAACGACGGGGAGTTTTGCCGGTACGGGGCCGTTTCCCTTGACGCTCTATTCGTACAATTTTTCAGTCGTTGAAAATCCCCTGAGCGATGGCGGGAACTTCACCAACTTTCAACCCTGCTGCATACTTCCTAAAGTCATTGCAGGAAATATCGCCGAGCCGACCGCAACGGCTACGCCGTCTGCCGCTTTTTTCACTGGACCGGGAACTTGGCCGAACGATCAGTACTCAGAAGTGACGATCAAAACCCTTACGGCTAGCAATACTGTCAATGCCCTAGTCCGCTCGGAAGTAAGTACCTGCGGCGCTGGCTGCGCGTATAAATTGGAGATCGATGGACCACTAGGAAGTCCTGTAGCGACAGAGAGGTTAGTTGCATTTATCAACGGCGGCAACAATACGCTCGACACCTTCACGCTGACAGTTGCGGCAAACGACAAAATCGGTCTATCAGTTAAACAGATCTCACCTACGTCTGCGTTGCTCACGGTATGGCAGAACAATACATCTGTTCGAACGTTCACGGACAGCATCTTAGCCACCAACATTCCCTTCGGAACTCCTGGCTTTTTAATACAGGCCAACGATGCGATCGCTAACTGTCAGATCAGCAATTGGGCTGGTGGATTGCCGACAGGCGGGGGAACGAACGCCGATTTCACCTTGCAGGGCTTTACCGTGGATTACGTGGTGGGGACGCACTAGGAGGGTAAATGCAAAAAAGGTTGCTCATTATTATTTTAATAATGCTGGCACTAGCGCGTGCGTCTCCGGCGCAGCAGAAAATACCCCTGACGGCGGCAAGCGCCAGTTGCACGTCCACATCCTGCCTCGGCGTTTCTGTCGATCCCGGCCAAGGCGGGGCAACATTCACGATCACAACCAACGCCTCGGGAAACACGATCCAATTCGAAGCCTCTGGCGATGGTGGCACAACGCGGGTCGCATTGAACGTCACGCCGAGCAATAGCACGACTGCCGTAACTTCGACGACTGGAACGGGGACATGGCAGGCGAATACCGCTGGCTATACCAACGTGTACATGCGCATGTCCACACAGGCCGGCGGGTCAACTACCGTGTCCATTGTCCAATCCATCGCTTCTGCCCGAGCGGGTGGGGGCGGTGGAGGCGCGGGCACCACTATTAATGCGACCAACAACGTACTGCCTAAACGGTCAAACGCCACCACGTTTGTAGATTCGGCACTGAGCGATAACGCAACGAACGTGACGACCACTGAGGCAGTTTTAGGACCGAACGGGACTACCGCGTTGCCGACCTATGCGTTCACGTCTGCGCCAAGCGTGGGCATAAATACGGATGGCACCAACCTACTGCTAAATGCTGGAAGCTCCAACGGACTGATAGCATCGCCGACGTTTATAAGGTCCAATCTAAATTTTCAGTTTCTTACCGCAATCATGAACTCAGTGACCGGGGCGCCCATTATATCCACTACTGCCCCAACAATTGCGGGTGCGGGGTGTGGTGGCAGCGCGGCAACGATCTCGGCACAGAACGGGACAGCAGCATTTAAGATTGCCGTTGGCACGGCACCAGGATCAGCTTGCACTGTAACTATGCCAGGAGCCGTGACAGGTTGGAATTGTTCCGCAAGTGACATTACGACGCAAACAACGTCAGTATCTCTACAGAGGCAAACAGGAGGAGAGAGCACAACGTCTGTAACGATCACCAATTTCAGCGACGTGACAGTGCCGACCTCATTTGTAGCAAATGACGTGTTAAAGGTGATTTGTTTTGCGGATTGAGAACTAAACATGAAAGAACTCTCTCTAGGAGCGCAACTCGACCACGCCGTTCGGCAATTTGAAATGGCGAAGCAAGAACTAAGCCGCGTGCAGAAACTTGTCCTTACCGAGATGAATTTGCTTAGAGGGATGCGGTTGACCTACCGCCAGCGCCAAGTGTTAGATGGCATCCGTCGCGGCTTGCATAACAAGGAAATCTCAAGTTCGTTGGGATGTGCGACCCGCACAGTTAAATTTCACGTCTCAGAAATTCTTCGCAAAGCAGATTGCTCGACTCGCTATGAATTGCTTCAGAGGCTTATCAATGAGGATGAAACTGTTCCTACTGGCGTCATTCCTATTCGCTCTGCCGGCGCACGGTCAGCGTAATGCTGACCCGACGATGACGGTACCGACGCTCGCATCGCCTACGGTGACGAATACGGCGACGACCCACTCAGCCACGCTTACATGGACGGCTGCGACTTCGTGTGGTACAGACTTGACAGGAAAGATTGCACAGACCTGTTCTGGCTACAACGTACTGCGAAGCCAAACTCCCGGAACGGAAATAGCATTGTCGCCTGCTCTCATTCCGGGAACGAGTTTCGTCGATACCAGCGTGGTTGCTGGACAGACGTACTACTACGTCGTGACCACGATGAACTCGGCCAGCATCACGTCGGTATTCAGCAACGAGGTTCAGGCCGTGATTCCGGCAGACACGAGTTTTACGCCCGTGCGGATAAAGCCCGGTACGGCCTATACGGATTCGCAAGGAAATACTTGGTCGGCGGATACGACGTATTGCGCTGGGGGAAGTACCTTTACCACAACCCATGCGATTACCGGCGCGTTGCCTTCTCTGGCCGATGCAGCTTTGTATCAGAGCGAACGCTACGACAATCCCGGCGTAACAACCTGTACGATCCCGGCGCCCGCAGGAACTTATTCGCTGACCATCAAGTTTGCGGAGATCTACTTTACGGCGGCGGGCCAGCGAGTTTTCAATGTGACGATCAACGGGGTCCATGTTTTATCGAATTTCGACATTTTCGCGGCAGCAGGCGGGCAATACAAGGCCATCGACAAGACGATTACGGTCACCTCGACAGGCACCATCATTATTTCGTTCGTAAAGGGCACCGCGAATAATGCCAAGTACGATGCAATTCAATTGGTGCAATCGGGAACGCCACCACCGCCGATAATGTCAACGGCGTGCGCGTGGCTCACGGACGGAGTGACCTGGAGATGCGATACCACGACGACCAACATGACCACGGGGACGGGGATTCTAAGTATTGTAACCAGTGGTACACTTTCCAATACGAATAACGGGATACATCCTTAGTGACGTGCCACGGGATCAGATCGAAGTCGCGGACGGGGTTGCCATCGAGCGAATCGAAGGGAAGATTATTTTAACGCTGTACGCAAGGGGAGCGCCGATCGTGAAATACACATTGCCAGTCGATACGGCCAAGGGGCTGCGCGAACAGTTAAATCAAGCTCTTATGGGAGAACGGTATGGACGCTAATTTAGCCGTCACACAATTTACAGCAGCGGGCGTGGCGGTATGGGCGATCCAGCAACTCAAGAACGCATCGTGGTTTCCTTGGCTGAAGCAAAACGGGCAGGCATGGGGGAAGCGTCTCGTCAGCATTGCCACGGCGATCGGCATTCACACGGGCATCGGCTACGTGTGGAACGCAGGAACGCCGCCAGTCGGGTATCGTTACCAGCTCATTATCAACATTCCCGCGCTCGGTGTGATTGCGGTCACGACGTGGCATTGGCTCAGTCAGTATGTGCTACAGGAAGCGTTCTACCAAGTGTCCTACAACCGAGTCACTTTAACCTCAACCCCTGAAGGCCGCGTAGCTCCAGCGCAAGTTACAGCCCGCGGCGAACTTGTGATACCAAAAACTCCAGAGGAATAGTTCATGAAAGACCCACGCATGATACTCGGTGCAGCCTTGTTAGTGATGATGTTCATCCTCGCCGAGACAGTCGCGCTTGGCAAGGTTCATCAGGAAACAAGTTTCGGCTTGCAGGAACTCCTCGGGAGTTTCCAGACCCTCGCAGGCGCGTTCGCAGGTTGGGCCTTCGGGAGATCAATGGAGCTGCCGCCTAAGTGATCACCAATTTCCACTTCGTCAGTGGACTGGCAAAAGCGGCTCCCCTCGTCGGCGGCGTTGTGATTATTTCTTCCCTGATAGATGCCAGCCAGCAAACTACGCCTTGGACGGATGTTTGGCGCGTCGCAATCAGCGTGGCCTTGGGTGTGTTCATAACTTTGGTGGGCATGATCTATCACAACATGGAGAACCGCGTTGCTGGACTGGAAAAGAATTGCCTTGGCAGGACCGAGTACGACATGCGAAATATAGACCTAGAGAGGCATCTGGAGCGCATGGAGAAGCACTTTGAAGTGAACGACAGGAAAATCGAGAATCTTCGAGATCAATAGGAGGACACAATGCCATTTCTCTTCTCAATCTTGGTGCTCATCATCATCATGGGACTTGTGTACTGGGTGGTTTCAGTGCTGCCTATTCCTGATCCGTTCAAGACTATCGCACTAGTCATCATCCTCGTCGTCTGCCTGCTGTATCTGTTGTCCATGCTGTTCGGGATGGCGCCGGCGTTCCCAGCGTTCCGGGGACCGTACCACTACTAGACCCACTGTCCTGTGCGCGTTTGCTCCGCGAGCCGCTCGGCGCGCGCTCCCACCTGAGTCGCCCAGCGAGACTCTAGCATTTCCGACGCTGCACGCTCCCAGTCGCCTTGCGCGAACGCGGAGAGCATACGAGGGAAACCTTCCAAGCCAGCGAAGCCTAAATTGAAGGCCATGTTGATAAGGACGCCTTGCCGCGCCGGATCAAGCGCCTCGAAATAGGGCAGGCGTGCCTGTAGCTGATTGAGCACTTTCTGGATGTCATTGGAGAGAAGGAAGTCGATCTCCGCATCGGAGAGTCCCACATCGGTTAGGTTGCGACCCACGCCGATCGTGGTCTTGCCCACGGTGTCCACATAAGGGAATTGCCGCACCCCCTCGTCACGTCGGAGTTGCGAGGAGATTGAATCGACGGGCATATTATTTTAATAATTACTTCGTGACTTGCAGCATATCCGCTTCCATCTGCATGAGGTTCAGGCCCGTTGGCGTCGTATGGCTCTTGCGGTTGATGAACTCCGGCGAAATGAGTGCGTGAACTTCGTCGATGTATGGGCCGTTCGAGGGATCGTTGTAGAGCCAGAACGCTTCGGTGATGTCGATTAACCCGCCCCAGGAGATACAGGTGAAGGTCACGCTGCCATCGGCGTTGGTGACGTATTTCGGAACCCACACGGCGTGGCCGCCCCAGGAGCCAGGGACAGCATCCGGCCCGCTCGACACATCCCACACGTTTAATCCCTGAACCGATACAGGTAGCTGGATTCCAAGAAAAACCCCGCCGAATAGATGGATGGCTTGCTTAATCTCGGCAATGTTGCGTGGATTCGGGTCCGCATACATGCTCAGAGAATAGGAATAAAAACTCGACTTGCGCCACGCATTGAGTACGTTGATCTCAAAGCAGCCTTGGTCGGTGCGAGGCTTTCCGGGCACATACCCGCACCAATTCTCGTAGCCAGCGAGAATCACCGAATCGGGAGGAGTATCGGCGAAGCTGCGTGCTGCGGCTGAAAATATCTGCTGTGCGTGGCCGACGGCTGCAATCACGCAATCGCCAAGCGCATCATTGAGCATCATCGAGAAATCTTTGATGCCCATCGTGTAATCCACCGAGAGTGGTGCCGGAGGAAGCGTTGAAAGGAGATATTTCCCGAGCTTGAGCGTGCGAGGGTCGATGATGGCTGGGCGCTTGCCGAGCTTGCCGATCGGGATGTCCCGATGGTGGCGTTTGTGTCTGCTGTGGTGGTGATGTCTCCGGCGTCTGTGCGTTCTCATTGTTTACCTTTCATGGCACGATATTTTCTAGATGCTGCCATCCGACAAATCTTGCACCTTCGTTTTCCGTCTGGGTAAATATATGTATTTTCTTGATTATACGGATGTCCCTGCGGACAGTGAGTTTTCTTGGCATTTATGGATGCTAAATTTTGGCTTCTTAAAACATTTTCGCGTGTCGTCACTGGCTCTAAGTGTTCGGGATTGACACAGGCCCGATTCCTACAGAGATGGTCAAGCTCCAGACCTTTCGGAATGGGGCCAACAAGGATTTCATAAACCGCTCTATGGGCCATGCACCGCCGCTTGTCTTTACCAATTGTAGAACTCTGACAATACCCACCACTATCCTTCCTACCTGTCCATTCCCAACAGCCAGAATCTAGTTTGTTGATCTTGTTTTCAAATCTTAGTGGAAGGGCGCTCATACAATCCTCACACTTACGGGTCTTGGATTATCGCTCGAAGCAAGTTGAGCGATGTATTCATATTTCAAAGTAGATGCGTCCATGAACTCACTAAACGCCTTGAACTCATGTAATTCCCATCCCCCGTAGTCGTTGAATTCATCGAAGATGATAATCGTGCCAGGGACGATTCGTGGACCTAAGTGATCCAGAACTGTTTTCGTGGAAGAGTACAAGTCGCAGTCCACATGAATGAATGAGGCTGGTTCGGGGTGCTCGGACAGGAACCCTGGTAAGGTGTCCTCGAATAGTCCGATAACCAGTTCTACATTCTCCCGTACAGGTGGAGGCGCCGGCAGGGCAAAATATCCCTGTCGTACCTTGTACCATCCTCGCGGCAACCCCTTGAAACTATCGAATCCGTAGACTTTGTGCGGGCGAACTCGGTCGGCAATGTGATTGACGGAGGTTCCGTTGAATACTCCAAACTCCATCACCAATCCCTCTACAGTCAGCAGGGGAATGCAATGATCCCAGTGTGCGGCCTTGGTTGCAAATTCTTTCATCGGATACTCTTCAGCACAGCTTTAATGACTTTATCACGGCTTTCGTCGATTGTTTCCGCGGCAGTGTTGCATTCAATCTCCGGCGTAAGCGGTGGTTCGTAGGGGTCGTCGATTCCGGTGAAGTTCCACAGCTCGCCGGCACGAACCTTCGCATAGAGTCCTTTAGGATCACGAGCCTCGCAGACAGAAAGCGGTGCGTGTACATGCACTTCAATGACTTTACCAAGTGTTTTGTAGACTTCCTGCCTGGTGTCGTAATAGGGAGAGATGACGGCGACCATCACGATGATGCCATTGCGAGCGAGTAGATGTGCGACGTAGCCAATTCTATGAACGTTGTCGTCACGGTCGGTTTTAGTGAAGCCCAAGTCGCTGGTGAGATTCTTGCGCACATCGTCGCCATCGAGAACCTCGACTGGCAGTTTGCGCCTGATAAGTTCTTTGGCTACTGCCTGACAAATTGTGGTTTTGCCGGAGCCGCTAAGCCCAGTCAGCCAGACGACCAAGCCCTCTTTACTCACGATGCCACCAACGGCAAATCCGGCAGAACAATTTCTGGAGCCAAGACATATGGTGGTGATGCTGGCGTTCGTGCCTTCGGGATATTCTCATGGCAGGCTCGGTATAGATTTCAGCAGCAGCGGCGATGAACTTGTTTTGCTGAGTATTATTATTCCACGGAAAGGGAACATCGGGGACAGGTTTACCGAGAAATTTACATAGCTTATTCCATCCATCGCCGGCGGGGATGTCGAGAATCAGCAAGTCATCGGGACGATACTTGAAATACCGCTTCACTTCCGCGTTGTGACGCCGATACCGCGCAAGGAAGATCTCGGCGTTGAAATCCTTCTGGCCGTACAGGACAGCGTGAATGTGATTAGTGAAGGGATATTTATCCCACACCCACCTGGTCGGATTGTAGCGGTAGTCCCATAGCCTCTCCACGCTTTTGATCCAATCCCGTTCGTCGCGCACCGTGAGGATAAACTTCGAACCGGGATACAAACTGTCTAATTGCCGATAGAGCAAGGGAATCGGGTTATCGGATAGCGCGTACCAGCGTTCAAGAGTTTTTGATCTGCCTTGCTGCGACTCCCACCAGATCAGGGGAGCTTCTCCGGCACCCCAATGAAAGCTATCGAAGCCAAGAGCCTGGAATGCTTTGTGGAGTGAGCTGGTCGCCGTCTTTTGCATTCCGATTCCGAAGATGCGGGTCGGCAGGGGCGCGAGTGTGATGGTGCGCGAGTCGGGATGGCGACGCACCGCGCCGAGGCCGAACCGCCCGTAATTCACAACGGTTTGTGTCCGAGCGGCTACGGTCAGGACGTGCTGTTTCGTCTCATACTTCTGCGCCTCGGGATACTCCTTGAAGCGAACCTCGGCGGGATGAGGGATCGTATTCAGGTACCCGTTGTCGATATGCCGCATGGAGTATCCCATTCGCTGCAATCGAAAGATCATGTCCATATCTTCGCTGCCCCACACATCGAAAATCTCGTCGTACCCTCCGGCCTTAATGAAGTCTTGTGCCCGGATTGCCAGACGACCGGCATAGCCACGCATCGGACGGGAAGGGCCGTGAGGAAGGCTGTGGATGAGCGGAAAATCAGGACATAGGAATATCCCCGGTTCGGTGAAGTGGTCACTAATAAATTGAGCGAATCCTGGGCCAGTGTAATTGTCCGCGTCGAGGGTAACGAGAATGTCCGCGCCTTCGAGGATGCCGCACCTGGCCGCTAAATTCTTAGCGTGGGCCATACGAAACGGTCCAGGCACCGGATCAAGGAACGAGTAGACGACTAGACGACCGGATTCGATGTCCTGCTGGTGATTCATAAACAGATAAGGGAGCAGATCATCAGGGCTGGAATAGTCGAGGACGATGAATACGGCATTCGCGTAGGAGGCGTTGTCGGCGAGATTGCGGGGAAGGGTTGACTTGAGATGTTGGGCGCGATTCTTGCACGTGGTTACGAAGGCGATTCGTTTCATTAGTCAGCGTATTCCCCTCAAAGTTTTCATGGCTTGTCTGGCAGTATTGGCCTGCTGGCTGGTCGAGTTGCTGATGGCTTCGACCGCGCTAATTACCGTTCCATCCCGATAATAGGCTGCTACATCTAGCAACCCTTGTTCGAGCGTATAACCGACCCCATTCATATTCATTCCCTGCATGATTTCAACGAGCGTGCTTGCTCGGGATGCTCGCATCTGCGCGACGATATTTTCCCGTGTAATCTGATCGAAGAAGTTCTTTTGATATGTACTACGCGCTCCCACCACCCCGCCAGCAACCGCCGCAAGGATAGCTTTCGTCATGGCCGTCCCGGTAACTGCTGCGGCTGCATCTGTGCCCATCACCGCGAGGTCCGCAGCCGTGCTCACATACGCCTGACCGGAAAAGAATCCCACTTCGTATGTATAGTAATTAGCGTCCACGAGCCAGATGTATTCGTAGAGGATGGCATTGCGCCGTGCAACTTTAAGCGATCCATCGGGCAGGCTGTCGTAACTGGAAAGCAGTGTGGGAGAGGCAAGATCAGCCAGATAATGATTCGTGAATGTGGTCGGCGGGAGAGGTGGCTTGGGCTGATAGATGGACGCCGCGCAGCCAGTGAGCAATGCGAGCGGAAAGATAAGCGCCAATTTCTTCATTGAATCTCTCTTATCGCTTTCTGAATGGTACGCACGGAAAACCCGAGTCGTTTGGCAATCGTTCGCCAGGGAACCCGCTCGCAGCGCATTTGAAGGATTCGCCGAATGTCAGCATAGGTCGGAGGCGAGCGTCGTAAATCCTCACGCATTGCCGAAAGGGAGTGTAGCACGACATGCCTGTGATAATTATCGTATACTTATCCCTCCGATTTCTCTTGACAATTAAATGCGCAGTGTATATTGTGCGCTGGCAAGGAGAATAAAATGGCGCAATGCGAACGAAAAGGGTGCAAGAAACCAGTCAAGCGGAACGAAAGGGGACGACGCAAGCGGTTTTGTAGCGGGGCCTGTGCGAACAAGGACTGGCGGTCGAAGCACCAAGTACATTACGAACTGCGGGAAGCGAGGACGGCGTGACCAAGTATTCCAAAATTGATCCTGTCGTTCTCCATGATCTGTATTGGAATCGGTGGTTGCCAATTACAAAAATTGAGAAGATTGTCGGAATTCCTTACCGCTCTGTTTTATCTCAAATGATGCGCTATGGAATTCCTCGCAGAAGGCATACGCAACCTAAAACTTGCAAGATAAAAGGCTGCAATCAGCCTGTTCATAGAATCGAGCATAAATTGTGCCGTTCCGGTAGCTACGGAACGATGTGTAAGGCTCATCGTATACAGCACTATTCGATGCTCAGTAAAGTTTACCAGCGCAAAGTTAAAAATATTGATCCGGCCAAATATAAGTGGTGGCAGGAAAAATACTCAGACGACGAAAGGATAAAACCATGGAAGGACATACAGAAAGCAAAGCGGTCACTAAAAAGACTAAGGCACTGCGTCGCGGACCTCGAAGCCGGGCGATTGCTGCCGTAGGAATCACGACAGGCAACGAATTTACAGCCATGATGTCCGCCCTCATCTCTGACCTGATCGAAGGACGGATTACGCCGGCGACGGGGAACGCTTGCTGCAATGCTGGTGGAAAGCTGCTAAAAGCGGTCGAATTGCAATTCAAATATGGAATGCCCTCTCCTACTGGCGAGCGAGTTTTGAGACTGACTAGCGGCACGTCTGAAAGCGAACGGGGGAAACCGTCATGAAACGATATTATTTTAATAATTACGCAGTGTTTAACGAAGTGATGGCGCTGGTCGGCGTGGCCCTGCTGATCGTGTGCGGGTGGCTGCTGGTCGTCGCGCTCACGCCGAATGGAAGGTGAGCAATGGGATTTGACGCTAATCAAGAATGCGATGAGTGCGGCCACCTGATTTCACGGCACGGTAAGGAAGGCTGCGAAGTAGAACTCGGTGACCACTGGGTAACGGGGAATCAACCGAGTGAGCCAACTGTTCTGATGGCACGAGGCCCATGTGGGTGCCAAGCCTATACCGAAGAAAACGACAACGAATCAACGCTATACCTAGACGGTGACGATGACGGATCGGGACTGGAGCCGCACAGACGATGAGCGATAACACGGAAGCACCGAAACAGCATGGATTAGTAGCAAAACTCTGCGAAGTGATGGCTGAGGCCGGATATATTCAGAAGCGTGGCCGCAACGAGAAATTCAACTACAACTATGCGACCGAGGCCGACGTTGTAGAACTGCTGCGCGAGAAGTTGGCCGCACGCAATATCTTTGTCTTTCCCAGTGTAACTAGCGCCGAACGCAAAGAGCACAGCAAAACATCGACTGGCAGCACAATGTTCATTACTGACATCATGGTGAAGTGGACCTTCCTCGACGGCGATACGGGTGAGGCGCAAGAGTGCATGATGCCGGGATGCGGGACTGACACGGGCGACAAGGGAATCTACAAAGCCATCACAGGAAGCTCGAAATATATGTTTCTAAAAGGGTTCATGCTGCCGACTGGCGATGATCCAGAAAATGAGAAGGCTGATCCCAAGGAAGGAAAGGCTGCTGCAAAAGCCGTGGCTAAGAAGCAACTTGAACAAGCCGCGAAATCGGACAATCCGCGTACTAGGCAAGTTGCACAGGAAGGACTGGACGAACTACAACAGAACGTAACCCTAACTCCCTATAAAGAGGGATTCGTAGCCCTGTCCGGCAAGGGGTTGCCGATCGTGCGCTCGAACCTGGATAACAAGGCAATGGGTGAACTGGGGTGGAAATGGGAGGGGAGTACGGCCATCATTCCCGCCAAGAATGGATTCAAATTCGTAGATCTGTGCAAGAAGTACAACGTAGGCACAACATGGATGGAAGCGCCGCAGCGCGGCCCGCTGGCGCCACCGAAGGCGAATATCCCGCCACCGCCCGTGATCGAGGACGAGGAGCCGGAACCAAGCAACGGCAGCGATCCCATCATTACCTCGGCGAAGCGAGTCAAGGGCAACAAGCCCGGTGCCAAAGAGTTTCTATCGGTCGAATGGGACGGTAAGAAAGCGAGCTGCTGGAATAAGCGCATGTGGCCTCACTTGGAGCATCACGTAGGGCGACCTGCGGTGCTGACGTTGGAAACTAAGGGGCAGTACACCAATGTCGTCGGCATCGTGAGCCTCGACGGAGAAGAATTTTTCAATGATCCAGTCGATTTGTGGAATTGATTTTTGCCGGGTAAGGCAAGTAAAAGGAGAATGGGAACCGGGAGCCTATAGGAGAAGCAGCACCTTCTTTGCGGCTCGATGGAGGGCATCGGGACATGCTTAACCGACAAACTTCAGCATTCCGGCTGATACCTCACCTGCCCGGCTTGATCTTGCCCGCACACGCAGCGCGCAAGTCCTGGGAGAACTCGGGAGACTAACCCATAGGCTTCTCCGGCTCCCAGGATTATTATTTTAATACGCGCTCGGGGCACGTCATCACACGCATGGAGGTGGAAGGGTGAAACGGCAAATGCGGAAAATCACCAGTCCCGAGAAACCGCGGTCTGTAAAGGAAACGATTCAGTGAAACGAGTTATCGGATATTCGACCGGCAAGGATTCAACGGCACTTGTCCTGTGGGCCAAAGAACGATTCGCCGCCGCCGATATTATCGTCGTTTTCAATGACGCAAAGTGGGATCACGATTTGATGTTTGCTTACTTGGAAGATATGAAGAAATCACTCTTGCTCGGCCTTGAGTTCCACGTACTGCCGTCTATGGGCATGGAGAAATTGGTCAAGATCAAGCATCGCGTGCCTTCGCCGAAGGCACGCTTTTGCACCGAAGAATTGAAAGTCAAGCCCATGATCGAGTTTCTAAAAACGATCAATGACGAATATGAAATGTACGACGGAAAGCGTCGAGATGAAAGCGAATCGCGTAGCCAGATCCCGGAGCGGGAATGGTCGGACTGGTATGACTGCTGGGTGAATCATCCACTCGCATTCTGGACCGTCGAGCAAGTGTTCGCTCTCGCCGCGAAATACTCAATTCCGCCAAATCCTCTGTATCTGCTGGACGCTGGCCGAGTAGGATGCTTCCCTTGCGTGCTCATCAATCACAGAGAGGCGAAAGCCTTCCTATCCAATCCGATCATGCGGCCAGTCTTTATCGAGAGAATGGAACTATTGAGCGCGGCTTGCGGCGGCAGGTCATTCTTCCCACCGAACTATATTCCGAAGCGATTTCAAACCGGATTCGATCCCAAGAGTGGCAAGAAGTTTCCGATGAACGCCGACGTGATTACTTATTTGGACATGAAAACAATGGCCGAGCTTCCCTGGGAAGAACGCAAGACTTGCATGAGTATCTACAATTTGTGCGATCGGTGAAAGCGTAATGGGAAAGGTGGTTTGAATTAAGCCAAGGCCCTGAATTTTGGGGATTCCTGAAGGGGGAGGGAACGCAGCATGAGCAATAGTTTAATCGTTTCAGATGAATACAAGCGAGGATATGCCGCTGGTCTTGAGAAAGGACAACATGACGGATTGTACCTAAGAACAAAAGGGGCCGAGGAATTAGCGACGTTTACGGAGAAAATCAGCGACCAACTACATATAATTTCTGAATTTTTCACCTGCTTTTACACACACGATGATGAAGGACTCCGCAAAGCTATAGGTAGAATGAGTCGTTTGAATCGGCGCGGTAAAAGTTCGTAGGCCAGGGGAGGGAACGCCAGTGGAATTGAATGACATGCAAGTGGCAGAAGTTCTAACTGAAGGTAGTTTAATCGGTTGGGGTACGAAGGATATTCTTTTGACTCTCGCCCGACTCACCCGCGAACGGGACCAGGCCCGAGCCGCCCTCGCAGTAAAGCCGAGCGCCGATGCGATGGAGGTTGCCGAAGAGATTTACGAAATGATGGATAACGAGGTTTCCGACATAATGATCGGTGACGTTGCCCGAAAGATCGAGGTCTTCATAGCAGGAGCATACCGGGAAGCGGCTGAACGAATCCAGAAGACAAAGGACGCCATCACGCCGAATAAAGGCTCGGCAGAAGTCGCTAGATTGGCTGCCCTGCAAACTGAAATCGCAGAAATAAATCCCGCCGTGGCCATCCGTGCCGAGAAGCGATTGGTAGCGCAAGCGGTAGTGAACGAAGTCATCTGGTGGAAAGACGGCAACTACACCGAGGAAATGGCAGCTATTCGTGTTGCCGAAGCCACCGCCGCGCTCGAAGCGATAGAGAAGGAAACGCCAAATGGTTAAATGGAGGGGTCTGGACATTGATTGGTTCTCTCCCTTTGAGCATGAGGCACGGCTAATCGTCCAAGAGTTTTTCGGCCCGATTATTCCATTGCGTCTTTGGCACCTGCTTGAACGTAGAGAATATCAAAGGATTATTCGAGGATTTACATTGACGCGATAGAGAAGGAGAAGCCCGATGCAGACGTTTGAGGAGTTTTGGAGCAGCACGAATAACTCAAATTGGTTTTCTGCCCACAAACCAGGAGTTGAGGAACTTAAGCAGGTTGCCTCTGAGGTCTGGAAAGCCGCCGTCGAAGCCGCCCGCGCTGACCTGTTGAAACCCAGTCCCTGCGGCCAGACATTCCCTGACGGAACGCCGCACCCGATGGCGTGCTGCGAATTCATCGTGGACAATGAACATCCACAAAACGACGGAAAGTATGTCTGCCTCATCTGCGACAGCGAAGCAAAGCTGCGAGCCGAACGGGATAATTACTGGAAGGGAGAATACACGCGAGGCTTCAATGCCGGAACACATGAACTCACCGCCCTACGAGAAGGGCTGGCTGGATTGGTCAAGGAATTTAGAGACACAGGACCGCTCGGACGTGCAGATAATCCTAGGGGTGCTTTAGCCTACGATGACGCGGCTAACAGGCTCTCAGCCCTTCTCACCCCACCAGCCGCCTCGGGACGCCAACTTTGCAATTCTACCTCGAATATATACGGACCATGCATCCTGCCAGCGGGTCACAAAGGATGCCGAGCATCCCTTGAGTCCGATACCGGAACCGTGCATTGCGAACGAATTGGAAGCCACAAGCGGCATTGGTACACAGTTTACGGAAAGCCACTATTACGCATCAGTTGGGAATATCTGCGAGGTCCGCGATGACACCGGAACAGTCTCAGGCTATCACCTTTGAATTGAGCATTCTCATTATCTTGGGCGTACTCGTAGTGTTCATGCTGAGATATATCGCCGTGCAGGTTTCAGATAAGCTAAATCAGATTTTGGAAAGGATGGGACCGAAGCCATGAGGCCGCTCCATCTCGGAACCAGTGATTTGGGAGAGACAATTAGAAGGCGTAAGTGTCCTACGTGCGGACAAGCACCTGGGGAGATGTGCATCAGCCTGAAAACTGGAAGAAAGCAGACTGGATGGAACAATTCGCACGTGGCGCGGTCACCAGGTAGTAGAATTCCGCGGGTTAGCGGTCGCGGCCTTAGCAATATCTCTAGGGAAATTGCGTCCATAGGTTGTCCTCGATGCGGCGCAAAGGCAAACCAGCCATGTAAAACGCTGCAAGGCAATCCAAGGACAATGACGGCCTGGAAGAATTCTCACGTAGAAAGGTGGCCGAAGCCATGAGCGACACGGCAGCGAAATTGCCCTACACAGTCGAGTGCGACCATGAAGGCTGTTCTCAGTGCGGCCATGACCGAATGTGGACAATTGTCGATTCTGATGGTATTGGCGCGGGTCAATCCTGGGGAGACAAGGAATTTGTAGACGATCTCTGCGAGATGCTTAACGATGCGTTCGAGAAAGGAAAGGCGAGCAAGCCATGAGCGACCCGATTTCTGATTCATTGAAACCCCGCCCTGATGTCCACAAATTCACAGTTTATCCACAGGCTCACCGGCCATTGCGCTTGACACGAATTGCGCGGTAAATCTATGATCTCGCCCGCGCCGCGCAACGGCGTTTTTTGTTGATGCGGGGGCCGTGCTCATCCCACGGCTTCCGATTTCCCGGATGAGGGGGACTCGGGTTGAGCGTTCAAGCGATATCGTGGGTTATTCAAAACTCCAAACATAAAGGAAATTCTTTTGTAGTATTACTGATGATCGCTAACCATGCGCGCTCAGATGGCACGGGTGCATGGCCTAGCATCTCTACTTTGGCTTCGGAATCTCGTGTAAGCGAACGAACTGTTCAGCGGACAATTCGTAGACTCTGCCGTTTTCAACACAATTTCAAGGCCGAACTAATCAGCGAATCGGGTAACGGTCCGCATGGGTGCAACCTGTATTCCATACCGGGTGTCAAATTGACACCGGGGCGACAACCTGAGCACGAAAGGGTGTCAGATACTGTCACCCCCCCGGTGTCAGATACTGTCACCCGAACCGTCCTTGAACCATCCCTAAAGCAACCGTCAGTAGAAACCGCGCCTTCGGCGCTACCCGGCGCCTGTCCTGAATGCGGAGCAAGGCAAGACCTCTGCACCGGACATCGGAAGAAGAAAGCGAAGGCGTTCCCCTCCCGGCAGCCTTACGAGAAAAAGGAATATGTCCATGTCGAAAACAAGCCAAAGAGACGAACGGCAGAGGAATTGGGAAGAATCGCAAGAGAAAGAGCGCAAGTTCTCTTCGACCCTAGCCGAGTGGATCCAAGTGTTCGCCGAATATTCGCGCCAAGACCCCCTAAGTGAAACGGCCATGCTTGCGTATCGAGAGGGATTGAAGCATTTGAGTCCTAAAGAATTGGAGATCGGGTGCAAGGAAGCGATCAAGCTGACAACCTATTTTCCGAAGGTCAGCGAGATACTGGAAGGGCTACGAGTGTCGCGTGAGCGCACCCCATTTGGGACCGCAATTCAGTACGAAGATAACGATCCAATTCGGCCAGAAGATTTGACCGCAATAAATGAGGCGTTTGCCGAGCTGGGCCGAAAGTTATATATGGACAATGCGATAAAGCAGAAAGCACGCCAAGAGCGCAAGGCGGTTGAACTTGAGGCGCCGAGTCAGGAGCTTATTCCCACAGTGAACGGGGTACCACTGACCGAGTGGGCACTAAACCAAGATTTGAGCGACGATCTGCCTCGGACACCGCAAGAGATCGAACTTATCAAGACCGTAAAGCACGTAAATCAAAGGAAAAGGAAACGCGGTCATCATGTCAATCGTTGATTCCAAGCTAGTCTGCCATTGCGGGCGCCGCAAAACGAGGAATGCCACTCAGTGCGCCGACTGCCGTTTTGGAGTAGAGAATATCGAGAGCGAGACGACGTTCTGGCCGACGACGCCGCGGGAGCTGCTGGAGGCTGTCGTTTCTCAGTGTAAGGGTCAAATCTCGTGATCGGCGCAGTGTCCCAAGTGTAAGGCGATGATTTATTAAAATAATATGCTATCCATCACAAAAAAGGATGCCCTAGCGCACATCGCCGAGATCAAGCGGGAGGTGGGCACGGCGAAGAAGATGCGGATTCGCATCCTGCGCACGATTGCCAAATCAGTCGATGCACGCGAGTACGAGATTGCCGGATTCGAGGATCTGGCCGCGTGGCTGGAGCATGTAGGGATCGAAACGAGCGTATCGCACTTCCTGCGACTGCTGCACAACATTCGAGCTTTGAAGCATGTCACTGACGCCCAGTTGGAAGCTATGCCGGAGGGTAACGCCCACACCCTAGCGCGGTTGCCGGAAAAGACGCGGCGTGACCCGAAAATGATCGAGCGCGCGGTGAGCGAGAAGCCGGCGGAATTCAAGGCTCGGATAGACGGAACCGCGAAAGAGGTGCCAGAGGGCTGGAAAACATTCGCGCTGCGCGTTCCAGAGGGGGTCTATAGCCGGTTGCGGGAGGCTGAGACGAAGATCGCGCGAGTTTTGGACTTAGACCTGTCGGATGAGACAAAACGCGCCAGCGGGGCCATTAGCGTGTGGGAAGCGATAGCGCAGCTCGTGAACGATACCAGCGAAGAAATATTGAAATCTGAGATTGAGGGTGCTGAATAATGAATCACAGTTGGGGGCCAATAAAAGATCGTACAGGTGAAAGATTTGGTAGGCTTACGGCCAGATGGCCTAGCGGAAAATCTCCACATTGCGTTATTTGGCTCTGCTCTTGTGATTGCGGAGGCTTGAAGCATGTTCGGGGTACAAATCTTGTAAATGGGCACGTGAAGAGTTGTGGTTGTTTTCTGATCGAATGGGCAAAGACAGTTGCCAGTCGTTCAATAACACACGGTCAGTCATATACCTCAGAATTCCGAGCTTTTACATCTGCCAAGAATCGTTGCACGAACAAGAAAAATCAGGGTTATAAAAATTATGGAGGCCGAGGTATTGAATTTCGTTTCAAATCCTTCGAAGAATTTTGGCAAGAGCTTGGCAAACGCCCGCCCGGATTGAGCGTTGATCGCATTAACAACAACGGTTACTATGAGATAGGAAATGTGCGATGGGCAACAGGTTCACAGCAGCAGAGAAATAGGCGCGATAATGCTAAAACATGAATCCATCAGGGTTGACCGCGAGCTGACCGCGCAGCGCCGCAGCGACGGCACGTACCTGGACCGTCGATCACAGGTGCACCAGGACGGGCGAGAGTACCTGAAGGGGGTGGACATCCGTAATCGGCGGTGGGAGGTATGGGAGCGGGACGGTCGACGATGCCTTGGATGTCACGAATACGTGAGCTTCGAGCGTATGGAAATGCACCACGTTGCCAAAAACTACGGGCAGAAGCGGCACGATAACATCGAGAATCTACAGACGTTGTGCGGACCGTGGCAAAACGGGTGTCACCGGGGATCAAAGGGGGCGAAGCACGCATGAAGGTATACGTTGCAAGTTCATGGAGAAATAGCGTTCAGCCTGAAGTTGTGGCCGCGTTGCGGCAGGATGGTCACGAGGTCTATGACTTCAAAGACTCCGAAGGCTTTCATTGGTCGGAAGTGGACCCTAAATGGGAGACATGGACGCCTACGGGCTATCTCCAAGGCTTGAAACATCAATGCGCCGAACGCGGATTTAAGCGCGACATGGATGCGCTGCGGTGGTGTGATGCGTGCGTAATGGTCATGCCCTGCGGTCCTTCGGCCAGCATGGAGATGGGCTGGGCCGCCGGTGCTGGGAAAATCGTTGCAGTCTATGTGGCAGGGATGCGTGAGCCAGATTTGATGGTGAAGATGGCTGGATTTGTAACCGACGATTTGGGTAAGATTCGCAGACTTTTAAAATTTGAAAGCGTGGTGAACGCATAAAGGAGCGACATGGCGAAAGCGGCAGCGACAAAACGGGCCAAGCAGAAGGATTTGCCAGGGATGGAAGCGCGTCGGATCGGTGAACTCGACCAAGCGGCACTGGACTATGCCCAAGGCCGCGATGAGCGCATGGAGATGACTAAGCAGGAGGTCGAACTCAAGACGGCGCTTATTAGCCTGATGCACAAGTTTGGCAAAAAGACGTACAAGTACGAGGACATCGAAATCGAGCTGGTGCCCGAGGGCGAGAAGGTCAAGGTTCGAATCCACAAGGAAAAGGAAGCCGACGAGTGACGTCGACAATCATCACGTTCGAGGTATTCGGCAAGCCCCAGCATCAGGGGTCGATGCGGGCCTTCACGCCGAAGGGCTGGAAGCGCCCGATCTTGACCACGACCAACAAAGAACTCAAGCCGTGGCGTCAAGAGGTAGCCGCGTGCGCAGAGCGCGCCATGCGGGATCTGGTACTGCCGGGATGCTTTCCTGTCACGGTGGCGGTGCGCGTCGAGGCGCATTTCTACTTCACCCGGCCAAAGTCTACGCCGAAAAAGGACAGGGAGAATCGGCACAAGTTGACCAAGCCGGACCTCGATAAACTCGCACGCGCGCTACTTGACTCAATGACTGGCACTGTGTACTGCGACGATGCCCAAGTATCGCAGTTGTGGGTGAGTAAGTTTCTGGATTCAAGCGCAAAGACGTGGGTGCGCGTCACGACGATGGAACGATCGGGGACGCCGTGAAGCTGCCCAAGCTGCTGATTAAGCTGGTGCCCGAGGCGCGCTGTCTGCGGTGCTCACAGAGCGGATATGTTGGGGAAAAGTGTCAATTGTGCCTGTCCTGCCTGAACGTCGCCACGCTGATTTACGCGAAGCGCAAGAAAGCCGAGGTTAAACCATGAGCGAATGGCAGCCTGTACGGATCGCGCCAGTGGACGGCAAGCGGCACTATTGGTCTGACCAGACTGGGCCTGAGCGGAAAAATGGGGTCTTGCGGGATTCACTGGCCGGCAAGATAGTGCGGGTGCGTCCTGCCGAAGATGACGGCTGGATATGCGAAGGACGCATATTCGAATGGCATCCCCAGGACATCGAAAGGTTTATCCCGCATCCCTGTTGCCGAATGACGTGCTGCGAGCACCAAATTCTAGCCGACTGAAAGCCGAGGTATTAAAATAATAATGGAACGCGACGCCATTTACGAATTGCTGATTCAGAAGATCATGCCGCACCTGCGCGACAGCCTGACGACGGAAGAGATTACAAACCTCGATGGAGTCCTTTGGTCGCTGGCTCGGACGCTCGCCGACGAGACAGGAGATAAAAATGAACCGCCCGTGTGATTACAACGAAGATGACGCAAGCTATTTAAGGCTCGTTCGCATCGGACATGCCATCTGGAGGGTGCTGAAGGCCGATAGGCGTCTAAAATCGCATACGGTCAAAGAAGAACGGGCATTCTACGACGCGATTGAGATCATCGTGAGGCTCAAACAACACCGTAAAGCAATTCTGAGGCAAGAGCGCACGGTAAAGTCGCGCAAGACGAGGGAATATTTCGAGAAGCGGGCTACTTCATCCCCACAATCTGCCGGATAGCAACGTCCAGTGCGCACAGCACACACAGTTTATCCCCAGTACGGATGCACTCGGCGCCGCATTTCTGGCAACGAGTAAAGATCGGTGCGAGTTGCTGGAGTCGATCGGCCTCGGCGAGTCGCGCTTCCGTTTGCTTGATGTCCATGATTTGACCTCCAAAGTGGGATATGGGGAGCCTTAACGCGCTCCCCGAAGGCCCGGTACCACCCAGGCACGCTGCGCGCCGACTGGAGAAAGGAGAAGAGCCGGCGCGAAGATCAAGGTTGTACGCAAAACATGCACCACAAAAGGTATAGCAGGATCACGATGTCGGCGAGCATCAGGCTTCTTTGTCCTCAGTTTCTTTGTCCACCTCGGCAATGTAGTGCTCCGCGATTTCGTACCAGTTTACTTCCGACATGGCCGCGCCTAGCAGGTCTGCCCACATCGACGCGCCAAGATCGGGCTGCGCTTCCTCGATTTCTTCCTGTAATCGGTGCATCAGGTCGAGCGTAGCTTGCTCATCGCGGGTAAAAGACTTCTCGGCCTCGGCTGCATCGTAGACTTCCTGCGCGGTTTCGTTCCAATAGTTTTGGTCGCCTTCGTTGTTATCGAGCCATAACGCGACGTTCCACGTCTCGTAATTCGTCCAACCGTTGTATTTTGTGTCAGCCATCGTCTTTCTCCTATGTCCGTTGGTTCGGACTGGCCGATTTATGCGTATCGGGTTACGCTCCTAGCAAGTGCGCGAAAATGCGGCAGAGAGCCAGTGTCCATGTCGCAGTCGCGGTAAGGAAGAAAACGATTTCAAAATTGGTTATTGGTTTCATAGACTTACGCTCCTCATTATTAAAATAATACTGCCTACTGCACGATCTTCTTTCGGCGGATTCTCTTATAGATAGCGCGTAATTCTCGCCGATCCTTGTCGTGACGTTTCAAAGATTCGGCTACGTCGTGTTCATTTTTTGGATCAAGGGCAAACATTATCTTGTTATACGTTGTGTTTCTCACCGACAAAAGGAATGTCGAAGATGTAGCCGTAACCGCCTCGGGATACATGATTTCAATGTGATGGGCTACTTCTTTTCCGATGTCTAGCGCAATAGCCTTAATCGAGTCCCGAATATCGTGTTTTTTGATGTCGCTCATTGTGCAAGCAGCTCCAATTCTAGGGCCATAAGAGCGGTCCTGACGTTGTTCGTGGCATCTTTGGCGATTCGGGTAAAATCCGGCGCTTCAGACGTTGGCTTCGCTTCGACCGTCCACACACGCGCAAGCAATTCCGCGAGTGCTTCGCGCATCCCGTAGCTTGAAAATTCGAGCACGCGACACCTAGACAGGAATCGTTTTTCCATGCCATCGGTGCCATTACCCGTGAAGATCCAGATCGTTTGCGGTGGCGCCGCCGTGCTGTCCAATTTCGACAATAGCGCGAGCTGCGCTCCATCGGTCATTCTGTCAAACTCATCAACGCAAACCACGTGGAAACCGCCACCTTGCGGACAGTACCAGCACATGCGCGTTACTTCGTCTATTGCTTGCGCGGTACATCGTTGACTCGGAATATGGTGGAACTCGCCGGCGATCGCCGCGCACAATGCTTGCGCCATTGAAGTTTTACCCGTGCCCGGCGGACCGACAAACACCCATGCGCTAACAGTGGGCCGCGTGGCGAATGCCGCGAGTATCTTCTTCACCTTGTCGAGCCCGATAAACTCGGGAATGGTGGACGGTCGATACTTCTCGGCCAGTGGTTTCGGGAACTCGAACGCCATCGACTGATTCGCGGGCTGCTGATTCGGGAACATGGATTGTGTGCTCATGGTCGATTCACCTATTCCCAGTAAGTCCCGCCTAGCGCGCCACGAACACGCACTAGACCGAGATCCCGCATAGCCTGATTCCGTTCGCGCCGTGCTCGATTTCGACCCGCATTCAAATGCTTTTGATACTCCGCGCGTATCTCTTCAACCGTCGCATATCCCGTGCGAACATACGACCAACGCAAACAAGCACATTCCGCTTGCGCGTCATTCAATGATGCGATGTGTAGTTTGTGTGCCATTCTCTCTCCCTTGGATGTTGGTTACATCCTTTAGTAATCACACCTTACTCTTGTTGGGCATAACCTGTCAAGTAAATAGTTGGGCATCATTGAAAATAATCGCATCCAAAAGACTTCTGGACACAGATACCCTCACGCGATAGCCTCATTCCCGTGCATAAGCTAACTGGAAGACCCCCAATCGCTGCTAACCGTGCCTTCAGGCGTATACTCTCGCGTTTGTCATTCGCGCAGCGTAGACGCTGGGGATTGATGATGCAGGCGAAGCACGGTGGACAGGCAGTACAGCGGCTCTACAAGCTGCGCGGATGGCATCCCTTGTCGAAGCAAGCGCGAGCTGAGCGCAAGGCTAAAGCGGAAGCGGAACAGGCCATGCGGAGTAAGGTAAACGTGAACTGGTAACGAATACTCCCCATTATGCAATATACACTTACGTTTCTTGGGCATGAGTGCATAATAGTCGGCCTGTAAACAGGCAAGTCTTTACACTTCAATACGTTAGCGTGTTCGTGTCCGATAACAACCATTCGGTTTAGTTGTTGGGCATGTCCGCTTCCCTGCCGATGCGTTGCCGTTCAATTGCCGATTGATTGCCGCACGAACGGCAAGCGATTGGCGAGCACCTGGCCGCGGCTCTGCCGGCCACGTTCGCGGGTACCCTTTGACCGAATTGGCAAGCCCCCGGCCTGTTTATGCGGGTTCGTGGAAGATCGCTTCCACTAGACCCTTGTAGAAATCAGCGGCAAAACATGCCCAAGTAGACTGAGAATGTATTTACTAAATATACTGTACGAATTCACTTGACATTAAACAGTATAAAATGTATTTACTGTGCGATGGGAAGACCACTACAGTTTGATGAGCGGAAGCAGTTATCGTTCAGCGTGAGCCAAGCGGACTTTGAGTGGATACAGTCGCAGGCTGGTGGGAATATCAGCCAGTGGTGTCGAGACAGGGTACTGGAGGGGAAAGATGGAGAAAGTACAGATCGTGGAGCAGTGGACGTGCCTCGGGGTGCGGCGATACCAGCGGTTAGCGGACGGAAGCCTGCTAGAACTAGAAAGCGGGAGCCTGCTGGCAAAAGAGCCGGTAACGGTGATAAACCGACCTGCATCCACGGGGCCGAGAAAGGGTATTACTGCGGGATGTGTGGAGGGAAAGCGAAGATCGTCGAATGAGGGGTGAGGAGTGAAGGCCGCGATTGTTTTGACCTCGATCAACGACTGCACGGAACTGCTGAAGGGGTACCTCGCCAATCTTGCCAAGTACGGACGCGAAGTCAGTATTATTTTAATATCGGACGTGAAGACGCCGAACTTTAAGGTGCCTAAATGCGTCGCTATTCCCGACCTTGGAGAGCAGGTCAGGTTTCTTGAAAAACTAGGATTCCCCTTCGAAGAAATTCCCCTCAACTCCGACAATCGCCGCAACATCGGCTACCTGATGGCGCTGGCCGAAGGCGCCGAGATGATTGTGTCGATCGACGATGACAATTTCTGCCCACTAAACGAGGACTTCATCGGGGCGCATATCGCGGCGCTCGGGAAGCATAACCCACTGGTGAGCACCGAGGATGGCTGGTACAACAACTGCAATCTGCTGAAAATCATGGGGCCGGAGATCTTCGCCCGCGGGTTTCCGTACTACGCGCGCCGATCGTTCAAGGTTCATACGCAATACTCGGAAGATGGGGAAGTGGTCATCAATGCGGGGATGTGGACGGGCGCTCCAGATGTGGATGCTCTGACGTGGCTACAGCGGCCCGGACAGGTGGCGCGGTGTACGGGCAGCGCGGTGCTGGCTCCCGATACCTGGTGCCCGATTAATTCGCAGAATACGGCGGTGCGGCGGGACGCGATGGCCGCGTATTATTTTGTGTGCATGGAAGCGCCGATTGACCGCTACGGGGATATTTTTCAAGGGTACTTCGCATTGAAGTGCGCGAAGCATTTAGGATTGACGGCGCGGTTCGGAACTCCCGTGGCGACGCATCGCCGGAACTCGCATAACTATCTGGCCGACGCGGAGAAGGAAATTTTCGGGATCAGGCTCATGGAAGAATTGCTTCCGAAACTGGTTGAGCATAAACTGACGGGCAGTTCGTTCGGCGAAGCGTATTTGTCGCTCGCGGATTTAATCGAATCGCAGGACGCACAGTTTTTCAAGAACACGGCGCGCCGGATGCGGCTGTGGGCAGAAGCGTGTAAGAGGATTGGCTAAACTTGGTGGTGACAAATGATTTTGTCCATGATGAATGACACGATAAAGCAGGCTCTAAGAGAAGCAATCAAGCTGCGACAACGTGATATAGAAAGATTTGTTCTTGAGCTTCGTAGAATCGAAAAGGAGGAAGAAGAAGCCGAGGAAAAACTTTTTAAATCAATTCAGGAGTCCCACAATGGCTAAAGTGATCCTCGCTGGCGGGCCAAGTTTTGCCTTGTTCAACCCGAGTTTGCACGCGAGCCTCGGTCTACTTTATTTAGCATCTGCCCTGCGCGAAGCGGGCCACGAAGTCAAAATTATCGACTGCCACAAAATTTCCACGTTCGATCCCGAAACCAACAAACTTTTCGTCCGACCCAAGGACATGGAACCCTGCGACATCCTAGGCGTGTCGATCGTCACCCCCAACGCGGAGTTTGGCGGGCAGCTCGCCGCGGCGTGGCCGGCAAAAGTGAAAGTAGCCGGAGGGCCGCATGTGACCTACATCATCGAAGGTCCGCACGCGCATTTTAAGCAGAAGAAGTATTTCGAGGGCTTCGATTTCCTGATGACGGGGGAGTGTGAGGAATCGTTCGTCGAGTTTTGCAATCGGTGGGACCGGGGAGAGGATGTTACCAAGGTTGCTGGCGTGGCTTGGTTCGGGCCGCTCGGGATGCAGCACCTTCCTTCGCCACCACTGCCGGATGTGACGAAGATGAAAACTCCGGCTTACGATCTATGGGGAAATTACTCGAAGGGAGGATTACAAATTGCCTCAGTACATGGACATTCTATTGATGCCGCTGAACGTACTATCGGCTCTCTTTGGACCGCGCGCGGATGTCCTTACGGCTGCTCGTTCTGCGCAGATGCAAGGACGAAGCTCCGTGAAGAAACCTTCGACCAAATCGAAGCGGAAGTTAAAGCCCTTGCCGAAATCGGAGTGACGGCGCTCCGCGTTTGGGATGATGTGCTCACGATCAAAGCCAAGCGTTGCCGAGAACTTGCGGCACTCTTCCACGACTACGGAATGTTGTGGCGCGGCTGGAGTCGCGTGAACTTGATGGACCCTCAGTTATTCAAAGACCTCGCTGCCCTAGGCTGCACCGAAATGGGATTTGGCGTGGAGCACGGCTCGCGTCGAATGCTGAAGGCCATGAACAAGGGCACGACGCCCGAGGCGAATACCAAAGGGGTGAAGCTCTGCCAAGATGCGGGCATATCCGCGCGCGCCTATCTGTTAATCGGTTTCCCCGGAGAAACTTGGGAGTCCATCGAGGAGATGCGGGTGTGGCTTGAAGATTGTATGCCCGACGCTGCGAGTTTGCACACTTTCCAGCCATTTCCTGGGTGTGAGGTATGGAACACTCCTGAAAAGTTTGGGGTTACAATTACTGCTAGTAACTTCTCTGATATGTGGGAATTAGACCCAGAAAATCCCGACACCTGTACTCTCGAAATACCAACAATGACGAAAATGGAATTACATGAAGCTAGGAACATGCTTCACGATTGGGTTACTGAGAATATCTCGCTCCGACCAGTGAACCGATGAGCGGTTATCGGCACGGGTACAGCTATAGTCCAACGCACAATTGCTGGAAATCTATGAAGCAGAGGTGTTTGAACCCAAGAAATCCCGAGTATAAGAACTACGGAGGAAGAGGAATTACGGTTTGTACTCGATGGCTTAAATTCGAGAATTTTCTTGCGGACATGGGGAATAAGCCAGAGGGAAAGACACTAGATCGCGTTCATAACGAACTTGGCTATAAACTTGAGAACTGTAAATGGAGCACTCCGGTGGAACAGAACCGTCATATGAGGAAAAATATTTGGATCACCATCGGGAATGAAAGTCTAATTTTACAGGACTGGGCTAAAAAATTCGATGTTTGCCAAGTATCCCTTCGTAGATGGCATCTTGCTAGACTTTGGCCACAAAATCCTAATTATCGCGGTAGGTGGGCCAAACGAAAGTTTGCCCGTTGAGACTCTCTATTATTTTAATAGGCCGCAATGACACCTACGGCGGCGACTTCGTAGGTCGCCTGAACCGCTCTCTGGAAAGCATCATGCCGCTCGGTGCCGAAGTGATCTTCGTCGAGTGGAATCCGCTCGGCGACCGCCCGCGCATCAACACCGAGATTCGACATCGCGGCGTGCGCGTTATTACCGTGTACCCGGAAGTTCACCGCTCGCTACCCGGCCACGAATTATTCCCAGTATTCGAGTATCGCGCAAAGAACGTGGGGATTCGCAGGGCGACAGGGAATTTAATTCTATGCTTGAACTCGGACATCATCTTGAGCGAAGAAATGCGGCAACGTCTTATGAATGGTCCGCTTGATCACAACTGTTTTTATCGGGCACTACGGTACGACATGGACGGTGAACGACTGGTACAAGTCTGTGATGGACCCGGAGACTTTGTACTCATGCACGCGAATCGCTGGCATCAACTTCGAGGATATTTCGATCTGGTGAGCTACACGCACATTGATTCGCTGCTATTTTGGAACGCGGACAAAGCGGGTCTTAATGATGTGAAGCTACCGATTCCGATCATCCACCAAGAGCACGACCGCAGCGAGCACAAGGTGCGAACCGGAATCCATTCCAGCGACATGCCCAAGTTTATCGGAATGAAGAACGATGAGAATTGGGGACTCGCCCAGTTTCAACTACCCGAGGTGACAACATGAGCAAGCGGACATTTATCGGAACCTGTTCCAACTGTCGTGAGCACGCAGGCGTAATCCGTGCCCGAGGCGTTCAGTTGTGCGGGGTTTGCATCAGCAAACTAACTGTTCCGGCAGTCAAGCGAACATTTGAGAAAATCGCACAATGAAGGCAGCTCTTTTGTACCCGACAGTCGGAGCACTGGTAGAAAAGATGGCTGCAATCTTTCCCGGCCTCACCGTCATCGGCCCGCCCTGCGACGATCTCTACAAATGGGACAAGCGCATCCTGCCGCTCGCCAAGGCTAACGGACGCATCGCGGAGTGGAAGGAACTCGGCCTCGACATTCATTTCGAGGAAAAGCCCTACAGCGAATGCGACTTCTCGAAGTTCGATCTGCTGATCGAATCGGTCGAAACATTCAACTACGCTGCATCGTGGCGCGAGCACTGTACCCGCATCGAGTGTCCCATCATCGTGTTCGTCTGCTGGTACGACTCTCCGGCCTACCTTCCCCATCACTACCTCAAGAAAATAGAAAACTTCCCAGTCCTGCTCGGGATGCCTTCGCACTTGAATGCGTGGCGTACTGCGTTGCCCGATGTGAACACTGCTGCTGTGCCAGTAGGTGACTGGTGGTTCGAGCGACCGTGGACGGGAGTGCGCGAGGAAGCACTATTCGTTTTGGCGGGCAAGGACATCTGGCGCCCTGCCGACAAGACGGTATGCGGAGTGGATATATGGGAAAAACTCTGCGAACGGTTTCCGGGGAAGATGCACCACCACGACGGCGCACTAGACTTCAAGACCTCGAAGCAAATGGCCGAGATGTGCAGCGAGTATCGTGTGTTTGTGAACCTTGACCGCAGCGGAGCGCGCCCGCTGTGTACTTCGTTTACCGAAGCGGTTGCCGCAGGAATGCCCGTGGTGGCGCGGGACGAGGAAGGACTTTCATATAAGGATTACATCAACTTGAATGGCATATGCACAGATAACTTTGAAACTGTATGTCGATTCATTAAGCAATGCTTTGTGGACATGGAGTTTGCACAAAGATGCAGCGTTCGCAGCCGCGAGATTGGCAAGGCGTCATTCTCGGTTGAGGCGGTGCGTCCGACTTACGAAGAGGCTGCGGTGCGCGCGATGGCCGTGTTTCACCAGGGGCATTGGCGATGATCTCCCTACTTCTCCCGTCCCGCAAACGTCCGGAAATTTTCGCTCGCATGGTCGATTCTGTGCGTGAGACTGCGAACAATCCCATCGAGATTGTGGCAAGATTCGACGAGGACGATGAGGCAAGTGCCGAGGCTGCCAAGCCGTTCGCTGATATTATTTTAATAGGTCCACGCCTGCGTCAGATTACTCGTTACTGGAATATATGCTTCGACTACTGTAAAGGCGACATCGTTTGCCAAAACAATGACGATACCGTTTGGGTCAGCAAGGGTTGGGATGTAATGGTCGAGGATGCCTTCGCAGCGGTGCCCGACAAGATCATGCTGGCGCACGGCTCCGATGTATTCGGACACGGGAGCAACTTCGGTCCCCACGCATTCGTAAGCCGAAAGT